AATTCAGGAATTCAAGACCTGCAGGAATTCAGGAATTCAAGACCTGCAGGAATTCAGGAATTCAAGACCTGCAGGAATTCAGGAATTCAAGACCTGCAGGAATTCAGGAATTCAAGACCTGCAGGAACTAGAAAATACTACAATTATATTAAAAGATAAGGTTATTAAATTAAAAGATATCTTAATAAATCAATTAAATTAATAGTACTATCTAATATAATTAAATCAATAACTAATTTTTACATTTAAGTTTAAAATATTCTATATGTAATACTAAAATTATTATCTTTTTTAAAAAAATTCCAGATCATCAAATATTCCAGGACCTAGTGAATATTTCAGGACCATAAAAAACGATAAATTTAAATACTATGAAGTACAACCTATTAGTAACTACTATTAAGTAGGAACACAAAAAACGAGGTTAAAAAATGGTTAAAATATATTTCGATGCAGTACAACAAATGAGGAAATACAACACAGAAACCTGGACACTTGAAAACTACATCCATGAATGCCTGAAGCTATGTAAGGATGATAAGGAAATTTTAAGAACACTAGTATTTATTTGTAATAACAAGGACTTTAAAACAATACTAGCAATAGTATACAACCACTGTCCTAGCAAATTCCACAGAGAAGACAATTACGAGCTAACAAGCCTTTATATTTACTTATTTGTAAATGAGGAAATTACAACAAGAGAATTTAACAAGTTAATAGGTTATCAAATCTATTAAACTTTATTTTTTATATTTTTATTGGAGGAATTTAAAATGACAAGCAACCAAACCAAAAGAGCGGAAAAAATGGAAGCAGCTTATGAAAAAATAAGTGAAGGATTAAGAGAACTAATAGAAGCCGAATATGAAGGCAAATATGCAGAAGCCATCCAGGAAATAGATTTGGATGTAGCTGCCGGTAATGTTGGCTTATATTATGAAGAGGAATATAAAGGCATCTTATTAGAAAAAGCAGAACAACAAAAACAACAACAGGAAAAAGAGCGAATAGATAAAGAACTATCAGAACTGGTAGATATTATCTACAATGCAAAAAACGAGCAAGAGGCAATCGAAAAATTAGAAAAATTTGGAGTAAAAGGTTATAGGATGTAATTATTACATCCTGAAAAAATTTTTAAAATGGAGGAATCAAAAATGGCAAGCATTAAACCAAAACACAGCAGGATTAAATATGTTGAAGAAGCAGGATTTAATATAAATTACTCTGAAAATTCAAGAGATATCAAATACGATGTAGCAATGGAATACACCAGAGGCTCTGGAAAATACCACAGCGATACAATCATTATCTCAAGCTCTAGTGCTTTTAATTGTTGTTGTAAAAATATTTGCAACTGCAGAGCTTTTTGCTATGCAAACAGAGATGAGAGATCACACGGTCACAAGGTCACAGAGTACAAGGACAGACAAGGCTACGAATTTTTACACACCCCCAACTCTGAAATAGTAAGAGATTTCATAGAAATGCAGAAGAATTTCCAAAAGCCAATAACACAAGTCAGACTCAATGAAGCCGGAGACCTATCAAAAGAATTTTTACTCAAGGTTTACAACCTGCAACAGGAATTCCAAAAGCACGAGAGCTTAAAAGAGATTATCTTTTTTACTTACACACACAATTATATGTTGTACTCTGAAATTGAACCACTCTTAAACAGTCACTTTATTGTAAATAATTCCTACAACCCTGAAGCCCCAACACAGAGAACCCTCTCTAATAACTATATTGCAGTTGAAGAGCATATTTATAATTATATTGCAAGTATGCCACAACACAAACTAGATCAATTTAATATTGTTATTTGTGACTGCAGAGAAAAATGCAATACTAACTGTAACGCTTGTATGCTAAACAATGGCAAAAACATTATAGTTAAGATTCATTAATGGCGGTGCTAAAGTGGATGAAATAGATATAATAATAATCCCAATAATAATATACTGTATACTTATGGCAGTTATTGGAGCAATAGCAACAGCAATATAACCACCAAACCACCAACACCACACCACCACCAAACCACCAACACCACACCACCAAATCAAACCAACCAACCAACAGCACCAACAAAAAACCAAATGAAAACAGATTTAAAACTAGTAAAAAATAGGTTGGTATTTCCTCTTTATTTTTTATTGGATGATATCAAACCTGCAGGTATTAAGCTCTAGCAGGTTGGATCATCTGAAGCCACTATATAAACTGCTGTAGTACTAGCAGTTAGTAAGAGGTAATTCTTACTATATACTAACAATATAGTATTATGTAAGAACCGCCAGGACATCCGCAAGGCACACACACCGACCAACTGCAGCACCGACCAACAGCAGCAGCAACCGACCAACCGACCGACACAAGCAAAAAATAAGTTCCTCAAAAACAGGCTTCAAAATTCACCATTGTCGCATAGATTTTTTGTGGTTTTCGGTTTTGTGGAGTGGTTTGTGAGGGTGTTTTAGGGTTTTGTTTTTATTTTTTTTGGTTTTTTCCGAAAAGGTTATATATTATAGGTTTCCTGAATGTACCAAGTTAGTGTCTTGTGCTTATTATGTGGGGGGTAGTTTTTATATAATATTGTGGATGTTATATAAAAACTGGGGGGTATATTGGGGCATTGAATATTACTGTTTTTTCAATATTGACTGTTTTTTTATTTGATCCTTTTGTCTTTTTCGATGTGGAAGGTTGTTATGTTCGTACACTTTACACTTGAAATTGTACTTTAAGGATGGTGAGGTATGTTTTGGGGCATATAGAGTACCATACAAGTGTAGATTAAATCTACACCATTTTTCGTGTTGAGTAAATTACCCCTTTTGTTGCATTTTTCACCCTTTTTGTTGCAGATTTTCAGTAAATGTTGAGTAAATTTGGTGTAATGTTGAGCATATCGAGAAGTTGAAAATTGCAGTTAGGTAATCTATATTCTATTTGGAGTATGAAAACCGATATGCAAGGTTTGACTATCGCTATTTTTCGGCAGAAACTTAATTTTTTTTCAGAAAAATTTTTGTATATTTGAGGGGGTATTGAAGATTCTAGTTTTTTCAAGTGTCTGATTTTCTGATTTTGTCAGAGGTTTTTGGATTCTCTGATTTTTTGTTTTTGCAGATTTTTTTTGTTCGTTAGATAACTAACAATAGTGTGGTTATCCTGAATGTACCAACTTATTGTCTTGTGCGATGATTGATTACTATAATTTTTTTAGTGGGTTATTATTTTTTCACCGATGACCCCCCCATCATAATCATTTTATCATCTCCCAATCACACCCCCCCCACACTCATATACACTTTTGATGGGGGGCGAGGGGAGAATTAATTTTTTGGAGAGTGCAGAATGGATAAGGGAAGATTAACAACATTAATCAGCGATTTAGGACTGATACTGGTAGCCATTGCAACCTTGCTTGGCATCAGGCTTGATCCTAATTTGGCGACTGCGATAGTGAGTGCAGTAGTATTGATTATTATCGCATTACTGGATGTTTACCATCCTGAATACAAGGACTTAATAGATATTGATGATTCAGAGGAGTTGGATGGAGAAGAATAGTCCAACATTCCAAGACCATCTTGACTTGAATAATCGTGTAACCAAACTGGAATCAGAGAACAAGACACTCTTCAATGAGATAAGGGAAATCAAGGATGCTTTGGGTGAGAATACTGATGCCTTGAATAATCTGAACAGTACCTTGAATGAGGAGCGAGTCAATAATACCAAGGCGATTAACGAGTTAACTACCTTGTTGCACGAGGAAAAGTTAAGAGTCGAGTTGATGAATGAGAAAGAATCCACAGAACTGGGCATCAGGAGTACGATTTATACTGGTGTCATTGTGGGTGTTGCCTTGTTGATTGTTGAGGGATTATTGAGAGTATTGTGATTTTTATGACTGATGATGATAATAAGATTGAAGAGAGGAATATGGTTCAGGGGAAGAAGCCCCCACGATTCATTAAAGAACCTATCCTTAAACAGAAGCTTTTGTCTATGATTGAAAAGGGCAATTATATCACTACTAGTTGTGAGGCTTGTGGTATTTCCCCATCTACTTTGGCTTATTGGAGAACCAAGGCTAGAGAGGGTAAAGAGCCTTATGTTAGTTTTTTTGCAGAGTTGCGAGAAGCCGAGCGAAAGGCTGAAACTGTTATTGCAGAGGGTATTTATGATATCGGTTTCGATAAGAGGAATTGGACTGCCCTTGCTTGGTTATTGGAGAGGAAGAATCCTGAAAGATGGGGTAGGAAAGACAGAGTTGATGTTGCCTCTGATAAGGAGTTTAAGATTGAGATTACCAGCACTAAATCCGAGCATAAGATGAGTGAAGAGGATAGGAAGAACCTAGAAGAGGAATAGTATGCCAGTTGTTGAGTGGAAGTTGAGTGAGAAACAAGCCGAGTATTTGTATGATAAGCATAGGTATTTGGTTGTTGAAGGATCAGCAGGTAGTGGCAAGACCTTGTTTGCTTGTCATAAGGTTTTGATGTATGCTTTCACTCATAAGAATGCGAAGATTGGTGTTTTTAGGTTGACCTTGCCATCTTTGAAACAGACTGCTTGGTTGGAAATCAGGCAATTATTGGATAAGTATGATTTGCCTTATCAGGAGAATAAAACCGAGGGTGTTATGACTTTCCCTAATGGTACAACCATCATATTCAGGGCTTTGGATGATATGAGGAAGATAAGAAGCCTCAATATGGATTTTATCTACTGTGAGCAGGCAGAAGAGATAGACAAGGATGTATTTATGGAATTAGACTCAAGGGTGAGAGGACAAGCGAGTATTGATGATTATGGTCAATTATTGCTTGTTGTTACTCCTGAAATGCAATCTCATTGGATTTATAAAAGATTTCACAAGCTTGAGGATGAGGATGCTTGTGTAGTGCATTTCCATTATACAGAGAATCCTTTTGTTGATGATAAGTATATTAAGATGGCAGAGGATAGGAAGAAGTTTGATTATGATACTTATGCACGATTAACACTTGGTAAGTGGGGCTTGGTTGGTGACATTATTTATCAGAACTGGGATATCAAGGAATCCAGTAGGGGTTTCGAGTATTATACTGGAGGTTCTGATTTCGGTTTCAACAACCCAAGTTGTTTCTTATTGGTTGGTTGGTTGGATAATGAGGCTTATGTTATTGATGAGGTTTACGAGCGAAACCTTATAAATTACCAATTCATTGGCAAGGTTAATGAGATGTTGAAGAGGAATAATCTCAACCCAAGCAACCTTGACACAGTATATGGTGATAAGGCAGAGCCTGACAGAATACAAGAATTCAATGAATATGGTTACAATATGGTTGGTGGAATCAAGGATGTTAATGCGAAGATCAATGCCACCAAATCAGTTAAAATCCACATAAGCCCCAAGTGTGTGAATACTATTAAGGAGATTGAGAATTACTGCTATCAAAGGGATAAGGATGGCAATGCTATTGATAAGCCGATAAAATACAATGACCATAGTATGGATGCTCTTGGTTATTGTGTTTATGGTACTGTTGGAATCTTAAGCCCTGAACGAAGTATGCCTGAAAAGGCTACAATCTATGGATACTAAATTGGAGAGATGAATATATATGGGAATTTTTGATAGGATATATGGGTTCAGACAACGAGAGGTTCGCAACAGTTATCCTAACGAGGTCAGATTGGCAGATATAAGTGCTAAAGAACCTGATAATCCAAGTGGGAAAGACCTTTACGAGATAACCCCATCTCATATTAATAGGACAGTAAGGAACTGCCGATATGCTACTAGAGATCCTCAAGTACACGGTGTACTACTGGATATTATGGTGAAGTCCAATACTCATTTTGAGATAATTGGTGATAATGAAGAGGCAGTTAATCACATCAAGAAGATGGATGAGGATTACTGGAATATTAATAAGATTATTGATGAGATGTTTTGGAAAGGGGCAGTTGATGGTCAAGCCTTTATGAACTTGCGAATCAAGGAGAATCATATATGTCCACGATGGCTTGAATGGGATGGAGAATCCTATAATATTATGGAGATATATGACTCTGAAGAGGAACTGTTAGGTTACAAGCAAGTTATTCAGAAGAATGCGAAGACTAATAATGGTTGGCTTCGCAGGAAATTCGATGAGTTGAAGAACGAATCCTCCGAGGAGGTTGAGATAAACTTTGAACCATCCGAGGTGATCCATATGAAATACCTTGAGAGGGATGGAATAGGTCATAGTCTTGTAGTGAATGTACTGGATGATGTGATGTACAAGAGGAAGCTCAAGGAACTTATGACTTTGACTGTTTACAAGAATAGTAATCTTGTTGTTGTTACTATGGGTAACGAGGATAAGATGAACACTTACCTTGATGAGGATGCACGAAATATGGTAGTGGAAACTGTATCCGACTTCGACCATAAGGGTGCAGTAGTAGTGCCATATGGAATTGATCTTGAAGTGCTTAAGGGTGGAACATTACCTGAAATCCAAGACTACCTCAAATACTATGAGAGATGCATTTATGTAGGATTGAACACACCTGAAGCAGTATTCAACTCTGAATCAAGTAACAGAGCAACAGCCGATATTCAATTGGACAGTAAGACAAGTGGTAGAATACTCTTCTTCCAATACAATCAAGAATGGGTTACCAAGTATATTGAGGAATTATTCAGAAGAGAACTTGAACTTCAAGGCATAAGTGGATATGTTACTATTGAATTCGAGAACCTTACCGAAGATGAAGATGGGGATGAGAATAGTGATGATACCGACCCTGAAAGCCTACACAAGCCAATCACAAAGAAAGGTCAAGAGGATATTGACAAGACTGGCACTACTGGGATAAAGAAAACCAGTACTAATACTGATAATGTTCATAATGATGTTAAGAATAGAAGTCAAACGAATACTGCAGGAGGTTGAAGTGAATGGCTAGTGATGGATTAAAACATCTTATCAAGACTCCTGCTGATTTGACTGATGAGGTTTTTGATTTCAAGAACCTTGACTCTGATGAACAAGCTTACATCATCGCTTTATTATTTTATTATAATGATTTTGCCTTGAAGTATCAGGGCAAGACAAGAGCATATATTGAATCTCATTATGAGGATGATATTGATGCCTTGCAAGAGAAACTTCTTAAGAGTAATGAGAAACAATTCGAGAAGATGTTTGAAACTTTCAAGAGAAAACAACTTGAGAATGATAAGAACCTCCCAAGTAGCAAGTATGGTAAGGTTACTTGGAAAGGCTTCAATAAGGCAAGTATGAGCAAGAAACTCACATTCGAGGTTGTTACTCAAAGCATAAAAGACATCTGCTCTGAATTGAAGAGAGAGATAGGTTTGCAATTGAAAGTCCACGAGGACATAAATTACAAGGACTCTGACTTCTCAATCAAAGCAAAACTTGACAAGGGAGCGAAGAAGCTTAAAAAGGCAGGGAAGTTTACTGCAGGTAGATTAAGGCAGAAGACAGAACGAGCCTACCAAGACTTCCAAAACAAGCCACAAACTCTCTACAAATGGCAATGCTCATATGTAAGGAATGTGCCTTGTGCTTGGTGCGAATACCAACAATTACAGCCACCAAGACCAATCGATGACTGGGAGTATGACCACCCAAATGGACATTGTACACTAGTACCAGTAAATGGGGCAGAAGCCTATTCCGATGATTATCTTGCAATAGCAGAATTCCTTGATGAGGAAGATTGATATTTATGAAATTTATTAACCTTTTTGGAGTTGGTACAGTTGATTATGCTGATGAGGGATTCGACAAGCCAGTAAGGTTCAGTAGTGAAACCCTCAAATATCTAGCCGAAAATTTAGGCGAAACCAAACTCACAAGAGAACATACAGATGAGAATATTGGATCATACAATAATTTCCGATTCAAAGATGATTTCCTCCAAGTCGAAGTACCTGATGATTTCGAGGGTGGATTATCACCAGTATTCCAAGCAGATTGGAATCTTGTTGGAGATTACTATGAACCAGTACAAGATAGTTTACGAATGACCAGTATCGGATTGACAAATAATCCGAGGACTGGAATAATCTACAACAGTAATAAGGGAGATGATACTGTGGATGATAATAAATTCAATGACTTGTTAACTAGGAAAGATGAGAGAATCACCGAGCAACAAGAAGAGATAGCAATACTGCGAAAACAGTATGAAGACTTACAAGATAAATTTAACGATTCCAGTAAGGAATCCAAGGAGTTACAAGCAAAGATAAAAGAATTAACAAACTTGGAAACCGAACTGGAATCTTACAAAGCCGATGCCGAAAAGTACAGAGTACAAGAAGCTGAAGCGAGGGCTGAACTCATCACACAAATTGCAGGTGATGATGAAAAAGCCAAAGAAATCTTCAAAGACACTAGTGTTGAGGATTTGAAGTATATGCTTGAGCAGAAAACAGTAACCGAGCCTCCGAAAGGTGCGACTACTAATAATGCTCAAGGGAATGTGCAAGATGGTTCTGAACCACCTGCAAGTAAAGTGAATGAGGATGATAAATACACTTATGAGGCTTTCAAAGAGTGGGAAGACTCATTAGATGAATGGTAGTCCTCAAATGAAAAACAACTAATATATATTATGGAGAATAGAGAATGACCGAAAATACATTAGGAACTTTCTATGACAAAGAACAAGGTAAAACCTACGAAGTCAACGAGGGTAATGTAACTGTCGCAGAGGGCTACAGTACTTTAAATGCAAGTAAGCAGAAATTCATTTCCTTTGCAAAGCCAGTAGGTGCAGAGAACTTTTTAGAATTTGATTTTAGCGATGATTTGCTTGTCAAGGGTGCAACCACCAAAGCAACTCATATCACAATGTACGAACCTGAATTCCCATATGGTAAACTCCCACAAGAGAACATTACTGATGGAAGTTACAGAAGATTCGTAACTGCATTCGAGTTAAAAGTAGGAGAAGTACAATTACCACTTTCCGATACTAACTCTGCAATCACAAAAGGTAATGGATTAAAGATTACTGATTACCATACTGGATTGGACAAGCATACTGATGACTCCGAAATCGTAGCACTTGAATCCAAACCTGCAAATAGTGGTGGATACATCATCGCATACCTCAAAGTACCATACTTGACTGTTGGAGGCTCTTCAAAACCATCAGGATCATAAAATCCTTTACAAAAAACTTTAATTTTTACAACTAACACACAATTAACGAATGGAGAATCACAATAATGGCTAACGAGAACCAATTACAAAAAGTGGATGGAGCATACCATAGTGGATACTATACTGCTAAAATCAGAAAAGATGTAGCAAAAGAATTCAAAATGGCAGGACTCTTCCCAACCCAAAAAGTAGATGATAAGAACATCACAGTAACTGATGTAAATACTTACGATGAGATTGAAGAACAAGTAAAAGGCAGAAAGAAAAAACTGGAAGCCAAAGGAACTAGTCTTCGTAAAATAAGAGCAAGAGTAGTCACCCCAGAGGGTTTCAGACTGGAACAATATGGTATCGAAATGGATATTGAACAAAGAGATTTACTTGAACAAAGAATATCCATTACTGATGTTATGAAACCAGTAACCAAATACCTTGCACAAGAAATCGACAACAATGTCTACCAATCAGCAGTTTCCTATGCTACTGATGAATCCACCAATTATGGATTAACCAACAACTGGACTAATTCTGAAATCGAGGACATCCTCCACGATATCATCACCATCAAGAACAAGAAACTGGAAGAGGGTTACGATATCAACCATATAATGTTGGGTATGGATGCAAAGACCAAACTTGACATCTTAAGTGCATCTAAAGATATTGCAACCTCTAAATACATCTTCGGACACAACAACTTCGAGTTAGACAACACTATCACCCTGAATGATATGGTATTTTCTTGGGGTGGTAAAACTATGGATGGTAAGGAGTTATTGGCATTCTGTACTGATGCACCTGCTCTTGAAATCTTCTACCTTGACTTCTTCAACCCTAATGTGCAAAGAGTACCAAGTATTGGTCAGTATGAAAAATATGCACCATTAATCAATGTCTTGAAGTATGATAATGCTAAAGAAGAACACGAACCTATCATCAAGATGAAATTCGCTACTGCAGTAGGTACTTACCCATTAGAAAAAGGTAAGAGAATGCTTAAAGTACCTAATGTAATGGGTAACTAAACCTGATAATACTTTTTAAGGAGATATTCAATGGAAAACAAGATGGAAGACTACTACAAAGTAATGCAATATCTCCGAGAAATGTTCGTAGACAGACAATACCCTTACGAGTTTGAAGATGAAGAACTACTAGGTTCTGACTCTTCAATATCTCTTGTTGATTCCGAGTATGGTGACTTCGAGAAAAGCCTACAATTGGAAAGTATCAAGAGTGGTGATGTACTCCGAATGACATTACCTAAACCAAGAGATTTTACTGACTGCACAAGCTTTGAAGTCAGTTTCTATTGTAGTGAGGAGTTTGATCCACAGAACCTTGTTGTTGGTTTCAGTAATAAGAAGAAAGGCTACATTAATCAGGTCGAGCTTGATAGTGGTAATATTGTTGAGGCTGAAACCTACTTGAACAAGGGTGGTCATTACCTCATCAAATACAACCTAAAGGATACTAATACCAAGATGGCTAAAAAGGATAGAAGATTATCACATACAGAGTCAATTAGTTTGATATTTGGGCAGGAAGTTAATGAGTTAATCCTTTATGATGCAGTTTTAAGGACTGCTAATAATCATATTACCCTTGAGGACTTGGATGAAACTATAGTGATGGGTACATATTATATTCAGAACCAGTTATTGTTGGAGGATGCAGAGGATATTCCATTACCATTGCAACATTTGAATTATAAGTCTGCAGGTGCTTACACTTGGTTGATATGGTGGGAGAACGAGAGCAAAGTACAAGATGATGGTACTAAAGAGGGCAGAAACTATGCCACACGATTGTTCGACCAAATCGACCTCTTCCTACAAAAATGGTTAGAAGCCCACCCAACTGGAAATACTGATCCTAACCTGAAGCTCTTGGGATTCACTACATATCAGGACTTCCCAATAAAACGAAGAATCCACGAAATAGGAAACAACCAAATCTATGTCTATGACCCTGAAGACCTACGAAACTACAATACAATGAGATTAGTCATCAGTAACCGACTTGACTTATTAGGTGCAAAAGGAGGATAAAAACTTATGAGTGTCTTAAAAGAAATACTGGAAAACCTTGCTGAATATATGGCAAACCATCCTGAATTCAAAGACTACTCCGACCTAGAATTCTACTTCCACGAGGCAGAAATGAATGGGAATACTGAAGTGCCTTGCATCTGTTTCCAAGTAGGTTACAATGATGATAATAGTGAAAAGAAGACAATTAATCGTGATTGTCGAGAATTCTTCAGAGGAATGAAGATAGAGTTGCATACACGAACCATTGACCATTCAACCTTGCAAGATGAGTTATGGAACTTTGAGGAAACCTTATTCAAGGTATTCAGTAATATAGCATTCGAGAATATCCATCCAAACTTGCACGATGTCAAATATGTAGGCACAAACCCAATAGCCCACATATACTGGCAACCATTCAAGGATGAAAAAGAAGAAGAATGGTTCAGCAACTGCATAACAATACTCTACGAACTAGACTACACAATATAGCGAGATGATAATTATGAAAATGGAATACATAGGGGCATCCCACAAAAACATCCTAGAGCTTATCGCACTAGGAGTAACCAACGAACCCCTGATTAATGGAAAAGTATATGATATTCCATCTAACCAAACTGCTCTTATCGAAACCTTGATAAAGAGTGAGTTTTTCAAACCAGTAAGCAAGAAACAACATAAGAAAAAAGATAAAGAGGAATAATATTATGGTAAAATCATACTCAAAAACTTATCACAGATGGAATGTAGCCCTCAAACCAACCGATGCGACCTATCCTGCCAGTATGGGTGGAAAAACTGCAAGAGGAACTGATTTTGAGGGTGAGCCTGATATGGACACAACCGATTGGGAGGGTCATACTGGTACAAAAACCATCAAACTTGGATCAGACAGAACCTCTGTAACATCCGAGCCTGAATTCGAGCAGAAGCTTGTGTTTGGTGAATGTGCCGAGGAATATTTCTTTATGTTACTTGGTAATGTTGATAATAATGGAACATTATCCAATACTCCTACACCAACAACTCTTGTGCAACCTGCCGAGGGTACAGTTGGTATCTATGAATGGAACTTCGCACAGAACCTTACTAATCCTACTCCTATCCCAAAATCCACCATTGTCAACACTTACAATGTAGCGATTAATGGAACACCTATAAATGACAGTATAATCTACGATAACTGTACCATATCAGAGTTGGAATTGAATATTGATGATGATGGAGTAACCATCCACCCTACTTGGAGAAGTGATGCACCTATTATCAATCAGCCAAATCCAGTAACCAGTTTCGGTGAACACATATCCAAGATTGGAACTGGTAGTGTTGAATTCTATATGGCAGATTTCGGAACAAACCTGAATGAGAAAACTAATGAACAGTTAGCCCTCTACAAATACGATTGTCTTGTAAGTGCAAGTAACACTTTCAACACCAACCTTGATGATTTCACTTGTCTTGGTAGTGAATTCGGAGCAAATGCCTCCGATGAGGGTAACTTCGAGATGGATGGAGAAGCCGAAATCATATGGAACGAGAAATCACAACACTTGATTGACAAATGGTATACTGGCGAAGCCAATGGAACACACATCACCCAAGAATCCCAATACCAAGAAGTCCTCATCAGACTCAATGGAAAAACATTGAATGATGACTACACAGAACTCTTCGAGATGTACTTCCCAAAAGTCGAACTGATGAAAGCTTGGTCAGACCTTTCAGGTGATGACACCAAAACAATCAATGTCGAATACAACCTTGCCTATAATGGAAGTGTATCCCCAGTAAAAGTCAAATTCATTAGCAATACTGATGAACTGACTTATGGAGTAGCAACACAACCATCATAAGAGCCTTTGTAATCGCTCAATTTCAACCATTATAACCCTAAATCCTTTTTATTAGGGTTATTCCTTTACTATTTTTCTAACCCTTATTAACCTTTCCCCCTATATGTAAACACAACTAATTTTATTAAAAAGTGGAGATGATAAAGTATGAAATTCACAAAAACAACAGTAGAGATTTGTGGAAAAGACTTCAAATATGCAAGATGCACCAACAAACAATTGCTTGAACATCAAAAAGCTATCGAACATAAAACTAAAAAATTTGAAGAGTTATCCGAGATTGCTAACAAATACTCAAGAGATGTTGAGGCAATTGACAATGAGATAAAAGCAAATGCAATGTATATGGAAACCATTAATCGTAAACAAGATCCATCCGATAAGGAACTGGATAGTGTGGCTGAATTAAGCCTTAAACAAATAGACCTCTTCAATAAAAGAAGAGATATTATTGAAAAATCAGAGGCATTGGACAAGGAACACGAGAAAGAAATCAAACAATTAACTGATTACATTAACGAGGAATATGGGGAACTTGCCGAGTTACAATTCGAGGGGATGACTAAAGAGTATTATATGGAAAACAGCACAAGCTTCGACAATGAAATAATCAGATTACTTGCTAGTATCAGGCAGATGGCAGAGGCAGGAACATCTTCTAAATCAATTGAAAGATTCGTTCGTAAGAATGCCGAGGCTAATGCAAAGAATAGGCTTGATAATTCCTTTCAGAGAGAGTAAGGATATTGAAGAGGAAGAGGAGGATGATGGTTTTCTCCATTACCCAAGTGATACACTTGAAGAGATATTATTGAACAAGTATTTCCTACTAGTCAAAAGAGTAGAGGGAATCGGACTATCACTCAACGATTTTTGGGAAATGGACACAAAACAATTCAACCTACTCTACAACAACGAACTAGAAATAATCCAAGCAGAACAAAAAGAGATAGAAAAACACGAACTAGCAAACAGAAGTAAATCAACTAAAGGAAAAATGGTAACCACAAAGGGAACAGACAACCCTGAAATGAGCGATGCATACGAAAGTCTAATGAAGTGATACAAAATGAAAGCAAAATTCACATTAGACCCAACAGAATTAAAAACAATACTAAACGAGTATGCAATGGGAGTAGAAGAAAGAGCAGAAGCCAATATCAAATATATAATGACTGATCCAGTAGCAGAAATAAGTGAACCACTAGCCCCAAAATGGAAAGGAGGATTCAGAGAGGAAATATTAGATTATGACATCTTAAATGATGTTCAATCCACAGGAACTGGATTTATGACAACCCTCATAATCGACCCTGAACAAGATGAGGATGACAGCAAAATGTTAGACTGGCATTACTACCAAGTTACTGGAATACAAATAGATACCAAAGGACAATATGGTAAACACGCTTACTACAACAGTTTTACTGGAAAACACGATTTCTTTGCAGTAAGCTTACCCAAGGCAATGCCTTTTATTCGTAAAAGAATGCAAACACACTTGATAAGGAGAGGATAGGATATGCCAGTAGAAGTAGTTGGTGGAGTAGAAGCGAAACTATCATTAGATATTTCACAATTCACATCTGCGATAACAACTGCAACAGAACAAGCAGAAAAATTATCAAGTGGACTGGCAAATGTCAAACCAAACAACACACTTGACAGTAACATCACCAAAACAGAGGAACTGATAACTAATCTGCAACAAACAATAGAGGGATTAGCATCCACAGTAAAATCCTCATTCACAAACATCGACTCTACATTAACCAACCATTTCAACAAACCACTTATAGAAGCCAAAAAAAGAGCAGAGGAAATGACTGCCAGTATAACACAATTCCGAACGAATTATATGGAAACCTTTGAACAAGGCAGAATAAGTTTGGAACAGTTAGTCAATGGTTTCAATGAATTGAATATTTCCGAGGAGGAAAGCATTAAACTGACAAAGGAACTGGAAGCCAGTATAACAAATGCCTTTGCAAATAGCACAATGTCTGCTATGGAATATGTTTATGCCTTAAAAGAGATAGGTGTAGCCACCTCTAAAAACAGTTACAGAGAGGCACTTCAACAATATAGGGGAATGCCGACAAATGCCAGTTTCGTAAAACAAATTAAGGAATATGCCACCTCCCTCAAAGAGGGTGAAGTGTCAGCACAAGAATTCGCTGTTAAACTTAAAGAACTTGGCATAACCTCTAGGGAATTAGCAACTATCTCTAGGGAAGTTGGTGGAGCATATGTTGAATCCTTTAAAAGGGGTGAGATGAGTGTTAGCGAACTGCTTATGAAGTTCAAGGAATTAACATTTACTGAATCAGAGCTTTATGTTTACAATCAAAGGATGGCAGTTTCATTCGTACAAGCATTCCGAAATGGTGCAATGTCTTTAGAAGAATTAGTAAGTAGTTTCAAACAATTAGATACAAGTGCAAAACAAACAGAGGAACTTACTAAATTATTAGAAAAAACACTCACAATGGCTTTTAAGAATGGGAAATTAGAAGCCGAGAATTATATCAGATCCTTGCAAGAGGTTGGTGTTGCTACCGAGGAAGTGGCTCTTAAGACTAAAGGATTAGGATCTACTGGTTCTTTATTGGGTGCAGGTAGTTTGTCTAATAGTAAGAATAAGGGTACTGGTGCAGGTTTCGGTGGTGTTATTGACAGAACTGCTAATCTTGTTAAGATGATGGCTATGCTTGAAGCCTTTATGGGTACTTGGGAGGCTACCGAGTCTTATATGGAGTCTAGTAGTGCTATCAGAGGTTTCTATGACTTGCTCTCAAAGAGAAATGATGCTACAAAATGGAATGCTAAAAACTTGGCAGAGTACAATCAAAGATTATCCGACTTGCAAGGCACTTACAGTAAGTTAAATGTCAGGGAAACTGGTGCAGAAGTAATGAAGATTGGGCAAATGTATGGTTTAACTGCCAAGGAAATGTACTCCAATACCAAGGACTTGAAAAAGGGTCAGAAAGACTTTGTTGAAACAGCCTTGATATTTACTGATGCTATGGCTAATGAGGGCAGAAGTGCAAGAGATTCCAGTTTAGCCCTTAAGGATTTAATCGACCAAGGTGCAGGATGGTCTAGAAGAACACAAGAAGTAGGTATCACCGAAGATGTACTGAAAGCACAAAAAGACAAGAATGGGAAAGCCTACTGGAGTGGTGACAAACAAGATAAAAAAGGACTTATCGAGGCACTTGGTAGTGCAGAAACACAACTTCACCTTGATGAAAGAGCAAAACAAATCAACACCATAGAAGATGGTGTACAAGCACTCTACAATAGTCTAGGAGCATTACTAGGAGGATTACTAGACCTAGCAAGTCCAAGCCTTATTCAAATATTCAAACAATTAAGTGGAATATTCTTTGAACTGAATGGATACCTTGTCCAATTTAGTGGTTGGTTCAACAGTTTGAAAGACACTAGTCCTTGGTTATACAATGCAGGAGTTTGGCTAGGTGAAATTGCAATTGCTAGTGGTGTTGGTTTTTTAGCATTAAAGCGTTTTGGTGGAGCGATAGGTGGTCTTGGAGGCAAGATTGCAGGATTGTTCAAGAAAGTGCCTAGTGGTGGATTGCTTGGCAGACTCTTTGGTAGTGGCAGTAAGGGTACTGGTGGTATTGCAGAGGGTACTGGTGGTGTTGTTAGTGAAACTGGTGGTGCTACTAGGACTCTTAAATCTACATTGACTAATATTAAGAGTAATCTTCTTCTTGAGGCAGAGGTTTTTGTTAGTTTAGTTGCAGGTATTAGTATGGCACTTGCAACCTTATGGATTGCTAGTGAGGAACTGGCTCTTCTTGGTCAACGATACGAGCAGATTAAGACTAATGTTAACAAAGGTATGACTGCTCTTCGAGATTACGAGAAACTGATTGAGGATATCTATCCGATGTTGATTGGTTTTATAGCTGTTTCAGGTATTCTTGGAGCAGTTGCTTATACAACAGAGGGTTTAGGTCTTGTAGCGATTGGTGGAGGATTACTGGCTTTAGTTGGTTTTATCAATGTTACTGTGGCTTCTTTGCAGACTGTTGGTGATAGGTTGGCAGAGCTTGGTGACCATATTGGTGGTCAGAAAGCCAACTTTGACAAGGGATGCAAGGCACTTAAGGAGATTGGTGAGATGATGGGTGTTCTTGCTATTGCAGTTGGTGAGATGGCAAAAGCCGACTGGAATGCCTTATCCGATAATATTGCAAGTGCATTGGCTAAACTGACTGGTGGAGATGCATTGCAGGATGTACTGAAACTGGCAGATAAATTCAATGGAAATGACAGTAACAGTTTCATCAGCCAATTCAATGCCAAGACAAAGAATATTGGAAAATTGAACACCGAGTCTGCGAAGAAATTCTCTGAAGTGGTTAAGAGTGTTGGGGAGATATTCAAGGGAATTAATGAATTGAATAAAGCTCTCAAGGAAGAGCCACAGAATCCATCACAGTTATTGGATCAGAGAGGTAGTCATCTTGGTGAAATCATTAGTGGAATCAATAAGTTTAACTGGAGATTCCAACAACAGATTGGCAAGTTGACTACATCAATTGATATTAACAAGGCTAATAATCTGATACATAGTGCTAATGCTATCAAGAATATTAATACTGCTATTCGCAATCTTGTTAAGGATATGAAAGCAGATGAGAACATTGTAAATACTGCTAATTTCAAGGTAAGTATCACTAATCTTGGTACTCAAGTGGGTATTGTTAGTGGTTTCTTGGCTAGGATGGGTAAGTATAATGCTGATGCTTTCAGTTATAATAATTTTCAATCTATTGTGACTAGCATTAATAATATTAAGAATATCTCTGACAGTATGCAAAATTTGATGGGTAGTTTTACTTCAGAGAGTATTTTCGGTGCTTTGAAAAGGGCTATTGTTGGTGGTACTACTGATTTAGGAGGTAGTCTTCAAAAACTTGCTCAACAAGTCAGTCAAGTTAAGACCTTTGTAACCCAAGTGAATGCCTATGGTATTGGAAATATCAATGTTAATCTTGCACCGATTAATACTGCTATTAATCAAGTCAGGGCAATCGGTAACAGTATGAATAACCTGACTAATACATTGACTACTAGTTTTGATTATACTACATTGGCTTATAACTTGTGGACTATGGGTAATGCTATAGTGCAGGTTAAGAAGTTTATGGATAGGGTTAATGCATCAGGAGTTGGCAATACAAACAAACAGAATGCAGTGGCAGGAATAAATGGATTGGTTACTCAATTGAAGAAGACACTTGATGAGTTTGCTAGTGAGGTTGCTAGTGCTAAACAACAACTGCATACTGATGGTCAGACTCTTGGTAATAGTTTCAAACGAGGTTTAAGCAGTACAAGGGCAGGAACTATCAGTACTGCGAGGAGCATTATGACTAGTGCAGTAGCAACTATTCGTTATTATGCTCAAAGGTTCTATCAGACTGGTCAATATAATGGTAAGCGATTGGATGCAGGTTTCAAGAGTGGTGTTAGTAAGCTTGGCAGTACCTTGAAAGGTAAATTGGATAGTATTATTAAAACTATCCGAGGTTATAGTGGTCAATTCTATAATGCAGGTGACCTCCTTGGTGGTAAATTCAGAGATGGATTCCTAGCAGGACTTGGTACTATTGATGTGAATAGCCATATTAATGGAAATGAGGGCAGTTATGGTGGTGAATATCGTAAGGTTCAAGATTTCAACCTCCAATCTGCAATGTTAAAACAAGCGAATAATAAGCAGACACCTAATGTCAAACAGACTGTTATCAAATCCGAGAAGACTACCACACAGACCGAGAAGACTGTTGAAAAGGATAAGAGTAAAGAACAAGCACCAGTTATTAATATTAGTTTTGAGGGTGCGATTATTAATGGATCAAATGAATTCAGGGAAAGTATTCAACAGATTGCAGAGGAAGTTATGCTTAATTACTTATCTCCTAATCCTGCAACTGGATACTAAATTTTCCCTTTTTAATTTTTTAGGATAATAATTATATAATTGAGGTTATTGAGTATGGCAGATTTTTACAATTTTACATTCCAACCAAATTTCCACATTTGGAGAGATTTCAATGTTAAGTTCAATTGTCAACAAATGAACTGGACAGATACTGATAATGATAGTGTGATGGATATTGGAGAGAGAGCAGGTTTCAGATTGATACTTGCATCTAGCCTTTCTAATGTTGATATGGAGATTACTAGGGATGAGGATATTGGTGATGATAGTATCATTAATTATGATGGGTACTTGAATGCTGATGGTGAGCATATGACTAGTCTTGCTTTTGAGGGTCTTCGAGAGGAGGTTACTGATGAGAATAGTGAGGTTGAGTTTAAGTATTATTATAAGCCTATTTATTTGGATTTCCACGAGAGTGATGGTGGTTTTATTATTACTGTTGCAGGTACATCTAATGAGGGTGAGAATATTATTAGTGACAATACCGACATCACCCTTTCTATGCTTGGTGATAGTCCTCAAGACCTAGAAGCCATCTTCATTGGAACTGATGAGTCTAATCCTTATATCCTTGCTTATGCAAAGGCTACTAATAAGGTTAAAGTTAGGGATGTTTTATCTATTCCACTAGACACACAAATCCTATCTGTTGGTGTTGATGAGTACGATGAGTATCAATAATACTGGGGGTTGGATAATTTATGAGTTATCAAACAATCGAACCAGTTAGTGTAAGTCAATCTGATGAGAACAGATTATGGTATAATCTTGCTACTCTTGTACCAACTGATACTGTGTATGATAATACTACAGAGTTGGTGCAGACTAGGAGTGGTTATGCCGAGTGCATCTTGAATGGTTTCTATTATGATGAGAATAAGCCTAATAGTTTGACTTTTGATTTCGGAAGTACCGAGATAACCGATACCACTAATATCAATAATGTCAGGTTCTACTTCAGGATGTATGTCATTGGCGATGGCAGAACCAATATGGTTTCACAGACTCCGAAACCGAATGTGAAACTGTGGACTAATCTTGACCCTGATAGGACTTATGATTGGCACGATAGTGATGAGTATTTGAAGCTTGTTGATGAGATGGATCATAATTATTATGTGGATGCAGAGGCTAGTTATTTGAATGATAATTATGATAGTGGTTATATTGATTTTACTGTGACCTTTAATAATACTAGTATGGGTAATGTCTTGTCTTCAGGTTTCTTCAATAATGGGTTCGGTATTAGTTTGGAGTTTCCTCCGAGCAAGTGTATGGTCGAGCATCGCATCATCTTCGAGAGCTTGTATTGTGTATTGAATTATGGTACTGATGGTGGAATGACTGTTACTAGTGATAATAGTGAAACTTATACAGTTAATACCTTGAATACTATTCAATTTACTATTGTTGAGGATACTGATGTTGATAGTAGGATCAGTTTCGAGGCAGAGGGTGATGGGTTATATATTAATCCTTACAATAATGTGGGGGTTGAAAATGGTCACCCAATCAGTACTGATGACCCTTATAAGTTTGCAGAGGTGCAGACCTATGGTGGTAATACTGTTGTTGTTACCTTGCATTTTGTTCCGACAAAGACTGGTGATTGTAGTTTCAAGGTTACTGTTAATGAGGAGTTGACTCCAAGAGTATTCAATTTTACTGTTGTTAGTAATGATGAGGATAGTTATTATCCAGTTTATAATTTTGAAGAAGATACTCTGACTTTTTATGGTGACTTCACAAGTAATCCTGAAGAGTATGTGACTAATGGAACACCTGCAACCTACTTTGAATATATTAAGAAAGTTACATTAACAAGGAGGCATATCACAAAGTATGCTTATAAAACCACCTCCATTGTAGCAGAGGGTACAACTCCAACATATACTAATCACACAATAGATGTGGATGTATATCTGTATAATGTTAATGTTGAGTTATGGAATAAAGGAATGATAACCATAACTGATGGGTTTTTTACATCTGAAAGCAACGAACCAATAACAACTATGGTTGGTGGAGGATTAATTAGTGGAGGAGATAGGGTTCTCCCATCAGGATATCAAGGTGACATTATAATTTCCACAAATGATGACTCCATCACTATACCATTAAACACATCTAATCTTTCAAATGTTACATCTACAAGAAATGATCCAATATATAATGATATATCAACAAGAGAAGAAGCTTTTAATTATATGATGGATGGTACACCCCACACATACTCAACTGGGAATGTAACACAATATGAGGGAACATACCCACAGACTGTTAAAACTTACACCCCAAGTAATAGTGTTTATGATAGTTTATTGGAGATTCATAACATTGGCACTACTGATGTTCAGGGAATAACCACACCATTATTCAGTATTGATAATGTTGAAGTGTATAGGAAGTATTCAAGTGGGAATTATAGATTATTAGACCCTCATTTCTACTCATTAACAACAAACAATAATGAACTATTATTGAAGACTTTTGAGGGCAGATACTACGAGGATAATGAGTTTCCAAACAGTACTATTCAAGATATCAAATCATACAATAAGGATTATCACGATAAGGTAGTAGTCCACATAACACCTTTAAGGAACGAATACCATTTCCAATTAACTAGTCAAGGAATGAGCAACACCACAACACAAAAAACCAACACCTACTACCAACTCTTTTCCCCAAACAAGTACACAACTGGCTCTGTCTTGAACATCCTCCCTGCAACTGCTTATATGCAAGAGAGGACAAAGGTCACAATTGAAAACTTCGCAACTGGTGAGAATGATATAATCCATTACTATGCCTACATTAAAGATGGTGTGCAGATACCTAAAAAGGATGCCCTGAATCCTGATGGTACACTTAAAGAGGGTGTGACTTTTGAGGAAGTGACCGAAGATGAAGCTTATGTTACTTACTACTGGTTCAACAATACTGCTTTCTCCGAAGAAGAAGTATTGACCTTGATAAGTGACTTTGAAGACTGTACTCTTGGACTTGACCCAAGCCAATACGAGAACCTAGGAACTACTAATGTTCGTATGATGAGATTGATGAGAACAACAATCATACCAAAATACGAGTCTGTTCTTTCATTGGATTTCAGTAAATGCCATTTCATTCTCAAGAAACCAAGAAGCGATATCAGAGTAGAATTGCCAGTTCCTTACATTGGAGCAGTAAGATTGCATCGTTGCCATAAGGCTGATGTAACAAACACAACCACCAATAGCCTAATCCGAGAGGTATATCAGAATCGCCAATACTATGGTAAGAAAGGAGATTGGGAAGAGAAAATCACAATGACTCTTCGTATGCCTTGGCAGGACATCGTAACATTACAAGGACACACAAGAGCCGATATGCCAATCCCAATCGACATTAACCCCTTACACCCTGATGGTGACCCATTAAACCATAGAGGATGGGCAGAGATAAGCAGTACTGGAGAAATCAGTAAAATCAATGATATGCTCTACCAATGCAAACCTGAAGTAACCTACTTAACCCACGAGTTGATTGGAAGATTTGCTATTACTCAAGATCCTGATAGAATCTGTGACCAAGACCCTCCGATTAATATGTTGAAGACTCACGAGTATTGGGAAGATGACAGAGAAGTATTGGATTTAAGCAGTTACTTGAACTTCCATAATATGCCAATCGGCGATGGAATGTTTAAGGGTGTTTATACTGTTGCAGATGACAATGAATATGTCTTTGATTTGAAAGGAACTGTTTCCAGTATAGGCAGATATAATTGGAGATGGAGAAACATTCTTCCTGCATTGGGTACTACTGCTCACGATGATAATCGTTGGCAGACTGCTATCAGGGTATTGGGTGCATCTGATGATTCCCTGCTCTTCGAGTACTTGTATAAAGATTTCAAACACTATGATGGTGACAACCTACTCAATGAATCTGATGTAAGAGTACTACACAAGAATCCAGTAACTGGCTTACTTGACACCATTGATTACACTCATATGAACCTTGACTTCGATGAAGTTGGAGCAGAAGTCAGTATTGATAAGACAAACACTTATATTGAGATTCCAAAGCAAGACCAAACCTTGTTTGAAAAGGGTAGGAACTTATACTTCACATTAAGGGATAGCAAAGGTTATGGAATACCTAATAAGGATGTTGATGTTAACATTATTAATAATCACGATGAGGTTATCTATTCAATCCCTGCCTTGACTGATGTAAATGGAAATAGGGATGTTGAATTGAACCTTGAGAGTGGAGATTATACTGCTCAATTGTTGTTTAGTGGGGATGATGAGTACAATCCTTGTTCAATCGAGTATTACTTTACTGTTGACTTGGTATACAGACAAGGAACAGAACTTGCTATATACAATGAATATGGAGGATATGGATACGATATCAACAATGAATACCTCAAAGGCAGACTCTTAACCGATGATGACCGACCAATAGCAGGTGAAAAAGTCTATGTAACAGTATACGAATACAAGACAATAAAAGCCAGTAATGGAAAAACCACTAAAACATTCAAAGTCAAGGAAGCCATATCCCCTGAAATAGAATGTACTACAAGCAGTACTGGATGGTACAAATGCAAAGCAAACCAATTCTGTGTTGAAGCTGGAACATTCAATGTAGAGGCTATTTATAAGGGAACAGATTATTACCAAAGGAATAGTTACTCAAGAGATTTCACAATGCGAAAATGGTACAAGCATAAAGTCACCATAACTACTAGCGACCAAAAGTACGAGCAGGGTAAGAAGTATAATTTTGTAGCAACCTTGAAAGACCATAAAGGAAAACCAATCAAAGGAGAAACCTTAAGATTTGGTATCCATAATTTTGAGAAAGGTATTAATCAAAGATTCGCTATCAAGACTGATAAGAATGGTCAAGCAAAGATTCCAGTTATGTTCAATAGTGGAAATCATAGTATTGATACTTATTACTTCGGTAGCAGTAAGTATGAGTATAGTCCTGCTAGAAACACTAACAAGATAACTACTTATGCAAAGGGCAAGGAAACAACCACTATAACTGCATATATGATGCACATTGTAGATTATGTGAATGATGAGTACAATGCTTGGTTAAAAGACAGTAGTGGTAAAGGAATCCCTAATGTTCCAATCACATTTGAAATATATGATTATGAGAAACAATCCAAGAAAGCAACAGAGAGTGGAGTGAATAGTGGTAAGCTTGGAAAACTACGAGAAAGAGGAACACGATTGACTGATGCTAGTGGTCAAGCAGAATGGAACATCAATTTACCTACTGGGGATTATATTGGTTATGCTACTTATAATGGAGATAACAAGTATGCTAAATCCAGTAGAGGAAGAGCAATCTATATTAGCAGACCAAACACTACCCATAATATGAACATCACATTCCCACAAGCAGTTGGAGGGGCAATACAAGTTACAAGGGATGAGCAGACTGGTGACCTATCACCAATTGTCATACAATTAACTGCAACTCCAAAACTTGGTGGAATAAGCACCAACCCAAAAGGAATTGATGCAAAAATCACATACACAAACCTTGCTAATGGAAAGCAATATGATGGATCAACAGTAAACACTACTATCACAAGTGATGACAATGGTCAGATAACAATCTACCCTAACCTTGAAAAAGGCAACTATCGTATGAATATCGAAACATATGGAGCTTCAATTGATAAGAACCACGATGGTGTGTTTGAAACAGTATTCGCAGGTAAGGAGTCAAGTGTTACTTTGAATGTGACTAATGATTGTTATATGGATACTTTGATTGATGTTGTTGAGGCTAATAATAATGTTGTTCATATTCGCAAGGATAGTGGTGAACCTATAAGGATACTCTTGAAAGGTATTGATGAGGCTACTGGAGAACCTTTCCTTATTCCGAATAAGAGAGTTAGTGTGCAGTACACTTACGAGGATTTGACTAATAGGAAGACAGTTACTTCAAGCAAGGAATACTTCACAACTGATGAAAATGGATTAATCAATTACACTAGGAAAATAGGTTATACTGGAACATTAACAATCAGTTATAGTGGAGATGTTGGTTATGATAGTTGCTTGAAAACAGTAACTGTGAATGTACACGATAAAAGCCAGTATACTTCACATTTCAGTTACAAGATGAACACCGACACCATAAGGTATGAAGCCTTGCCTTTAAACATAAGAAGCTTCTATAAAAATGGTGACACCAAGTATCCTACCTCAAATACACGAGTGAGGATTCAAGTTACTCATAGCGACCCATTAGTTTATGATAAAAGTTTCATTAGATACACAGATGGTAATGGTTATATTGATATTAATCTTGTTTTCCCTGAAAATGGTAAGTACACTATTAAATTGTATGCTATTCAAGAGGTTAATGATGTGACTTCAGAGGTTCTTGTCAAGACATTGCCAGTTGTTAGTGTGGATGGTGCAGACAAGGGTACAGACACAGAGCCAGTAGAATACCTGCCTAACAAATTACCTACTACTCTTGAATTCGTAAGCCCTGACTTAAGTGTTGGTGGATTAGTCAAAGAACCAATCCAACATACTGTGACTAGATTCCCATACCTACTCAAAGCAAAAGTCAGTTACTTCGATGAGGGAGTAGAAAGAGTACTGCCAAACCATCGTTGCAGAATATACTTCACATTAACCAATGGAGTAATTGAAGAGTATCAGAGATATACTGATACTGATGGAGTAATGACATATGAGAGTTTACCTCTTGCTTATGGTGAATACCCAGTAACCATCGAGGTAGAAACTGATGACACATATGCAACAAGCAACATCAACACAGTATTAATCGTTACAGAAGAAGCCGAGAAAAGCTTCGATAGTCCATCACCTGCAAAAGCACACTTGCAGAAGAAGAAAGGACAAGTAACACCATTGGAAACACCACTTGTGGAAACTTATGATGGTATTGAGTATGGATCAACTGCCGAGATGACATTCGATGGAAACTTATTGGATTTCCAAGATTATGGTTTGACACAGAACACTACTCAAGTTGGAGCGAAAATAAGTCTTACTGATATTGAATTGCCGAAAGATGAGAAAGGTTACAAGTTGCAGTTCTTGACTAGGTATAATAATGATGTTGACAATACTGTTGATGAGTTATTAGGAACATTGCAAGTTGAAATAACAGATGACAAAATAAGCAAACTATACCAACAATTCTATGAGAACCTAGTTGTATCCCCTGCTCCACTATACAACCATAAATTAATGTTCACTAGAGAGGCTGAAGATGGAACACTCTACTACTACGATGTAACAAGCAACATTGATGTGAAACGATACAGACTTTCCCCATTCCTACAATATAAAGGTGGAGTAAACCTAGAAACTGCATCAGGGGTAAGCATCTTCGACCTAGAAACTGGAGTAAGTCCAGTTATAATCAATAATGGATTAGTAAAGGCAGAATTCAACAAGAGAAGTGGATTCGTAAGAGTAGCAAGATACGATGACAGAACAAAAACTTGGAACTGGGTCAGATGGCTACAAGTCGAGGAAAACTTCTACAAGATGGAATTACTCCATTATTCAACTGATAAGATAAGCTTGAAAATGGGCAACACTATTTGGACTGTATGGAGAGGCAGACCTTGGATAGAAATCAAGCACGAAGATGATGATATTAGGATCATCGGAGAAACCAATAAGACTTATGCCGAAATCCTCCATAACGATACAAGGTATCAGATAATGAGTGAGGTTGACACTCATAATGGAATATTCAATACCTACAATGCAATCAATTACCTTGGTAAGGAATTGAATATCACAGAGAATATTAAAAAGGATAACTTCACAGTTACTGGTGCAACTGCATCTACTCCAATCGATATATCATTGATTGGTGAAACTTGTCTTAAAGTGGATGCTAATAGTGATGAGTACCATATCAAACTTCCTCAAGTACAAAGACCATCAGATGACATCTTCACATTCCTCATAGACAGATTGAAGATGGATAATGTTGATAATATCAAGATTACCTGCAATGCTTATGATACCAAGGGTGGAGAGTTTGTAGCAAGTGCAAGTAGGGAATTTGATGTTGAAACTACTGGAGATGAAACAGTAACAGACCTTGTTAGTGATGGCAGACTGAATACTGGTTTCAGGTCAGTATTCGACCTATCAGATTTCAAAGACACCAATAATAATTCAATAAAGGAAACCACTTACTGGCATAATAATGAACAAGTAAGTAAAGAAGATGCATATGTCACCATAATTGATGAGGAAGATGGCACTACATATACAGAGCTTAAGGAAAATATTGAGATTAAGGAAACTTTCGGTGCGAAGTATGAGAAGTGTAACTTCCTTGAGTTTGATATTGAGTTGCATAAGACTGTTAGTGGTAATAACAGTTATGCGATAATCAATCATTTAATGTTGTCTGATGGTGATAACAGAATAGGTTATATGGTTGATAACAGACTTGATGGAATCAGCAATCAAGCAATCGCTTTCACAAATACTTTCTATACTAACCTCTACAATAGTTTCGAGAGTTTCGGTTTATGTATATTAAGACCTTATCGTGACCAAATCTACTTACATAAACTGCCGAAGAGCAAGTGTACTGTTCTGATCCCATACAATCGATTCTGCAAGAAATATGACAGCCCAAGTTATGTCTGTCTTGAATATGTATTCACCCATAACCAAACAACAAGCTTGATAGGGGATGAGTACTGATGGTAGGTAGCAAACATATTCGCAGAAACTTCAATATGTCTGCTCACCGAAACATTCACTATTCAAGTGATTATTGGTTGGCAGAAATAACAAGGTTCGACAGAAAATATCTTGGAAAATATTACTACGAAACAAGCAACATCACAAAGAGTAGCAACTGTACCATAAAGAAGTGGAAGCCTTGGACTAGTTTTCAGAGTAAGGATAAGAAAATCTTTACTCTCACATTTTCCTATAATTGTCCATATGAGGGGGATTATAGGATAGAAACCCTCTATTCCAATCTCAACATCAACGATTATAATAAGAATAAGATGAATGCTAACAAGAAGCTGAATATGAGTTACACAGTTGATGGTGCGAAAGTTGAAAACCAACACGAATGGTTCACTTATTCTCAATATGATGGATTGAATATTATAGAGAAACATTTCACAGAGGGCGAACATACTTTCACATTATCTTGTGATCCTATGGCAGTAATCCTTGGAATTATCATAAAGCCTTATTCAATCTATAAGGGTGATAATCTCAACCAAGAGTATTTGACTATTAAGGATTTTGACTTCAAACAAGCAAATGACTTTAGTGTTGATGAGTTGAATTTGAATCTTCAATACTGGCACGAACTTGATTGTGATGATAGCCGAAGTGGATTCATATTTGATTACAGAGATGAGATTAACTTCTATATTAGTCCGACTGTTCAAGCAAGTGATATCTTTGTGACTCCTATCGATAAAACCAAAAAGAAACAAATTTTTGGTGGTTACATCAGCACAGTAAGTGTTGACGATGATTTGCAAAAAATGACTATTAACTGTGCTAGTCGATTAACAGATTTAACTGACCGATACATCTACCCTGAATACATTCTGCTTGGTGGTAATGAGTCAGTAGATTCCTATAAACGAGGAAACAGTTTCTATGACCTTGAAAACTATGCACAAGTCATCAGACAATTACTATCACACCCACAAGTGCCAATCAGGTCAAACATCAGGGCAAATGGAACAATCGATGACAGTAAATACACAAAAAGCCCAAGAGTCCTCTTTGGTAGTGGAAAAGGCAGGAAGAAAGTAGTAAGCAAAAGCAATGTAGATGTAGAGTACAATACTAATAATGTTCAATTGAGAAATGGAACAAAAACAAATGTAACACAATCAGTATGCTTATTCAAAGAGAATAGCAAGAAATATGACATTACCAACTTCCCAACCTTTTACATCACTTATGGTATGGATGAGCCATTAAGTCAGACAAGCCTCACCAAATTCGAGTCAGAGAATATGGCACTACAAGGAATAAATGTAGCCAAAGAGATAAAGGCAGTTGTTGACCTCATCAAACCAAGAAGAGGAATCAAGGGAGCAGAGGATATATTCAACTGGGTAGTTAGACATATTCAATATGATAATTATCCAAATTTCCACCGAAAACCAGTATCCATCTTAAAACACCCTAAACGAGGAGCAAACTGTTGTGATATGGCACGATTAAATGCAAACCTCTTATATGCGAGTGGACTCTTAACAGACCCTGAACACAAGATAAAATGCTATTATATCAATGCAAATGGTGTTAAATTCAGAACTAGGACTTCAGGTCATGTGTATCTTAAATTAAAGTATCAACGAGCCGATAAGAGTTGGACAACCTGCTATATGGACACAACATCTTCACAAGTGAAATTCGGACAGAAAAATGGAAAGGGAGGACACCAAGTTGGAAAAAGCGAATTCCCTAAACTACCATTCTAGGAGTGATGAGTTATGAGTTTTGATCCAAAGAGAAGAAAATTCTATGTTAACACCGACAAAATATCACGAAACCCCAAACCTGACATCGACTATGCTAAAAGAGTAGTCAAGGCATTGAAAAAACAAGGCTACTCTGCGAAGTATGTGGGAAGAGGACCAGATGTAAAAGGACATCCTAATAAATGGGGAAAGATGGATGAGTACTCTGTTAATGTCCATATCGTTGGTGGGATGTGTGCAGGTACAATGGTAGACCTTACTGCGAAGTACTTCAAGAGGATGATGAAAGGTGGAACAGTAATCTTCGGCTTAAGAGTTGGTAAGCCATCTGCTATTCCATCTGCATTGAATAAGAAGAGTACTGACTTCGAGCATCTTAAATGGTTGCCTAGGGCTTGGGATGATGGTTTTAGTGGCAGCTTTAAGGGTTTGAAATACCCTGCCAATCATCTCCGAAGAAATAATGCAGGTTACTGTTATGACTGCGACCATACTGGAAGAAACATCAGCCCTGAACAGATGGCAAAAAACCTTGTAGGCAACACTACTGGAGTATTCAATACCAAATATCAAAACAATAGTATAAGACCTAACTGGGGTAACTCCTACGAAGTTGATGACTCTGATAGTGCAGGAACTACCCAAACCTTTGGTTTTGATAAGGATAATCCTTTTCAAGCATATATTAAGATTGTATTTTCTATTAATAATGAGTCGAAGAGGCGAGAAGCTATCTTTGACTTCACGAGTAATGCCCCTGATAAGAATTACTCATTCCAAACTGATGAAAAGGTATCATTTGAATGGTATAGTTTCAAGGAGTACAGACTGGATCTTGTGAGTCGGTTAAGAGAAGTGATGATGGATACTCAACACGAGAATCGTTATTACTTGCACGAAATTTGGTTACTAGATTATATTCCAATCCCTGACTCTGCGAATGGTGAGTCCAGTAAGTTGTATGATAAAAATACTGACCATAGTAGTTATAAAATGTTAGTGAGTGAATGTGGCTTCAGTAACTACGAGGAAATATCAAGCAAGAGCCTTGGATTAAGTGGTCAGACACTTATGGATGGTATTGAAACTTGTATGGATGAAACTGATTTCTTGTACAAGATTCAGTATGCACCGAAAAGATACAATGACAAGATTATCTTCTATAAGGATGACCAGTACACCGAACCTGCTGATTATAACATCTTCAAGCAAGGTGTTGAGGGTAATATTTTGACAGTATCGAATATTCAATATAGTCCGATTACTACCTTGAAGAATAGTAGTATCTGTGTTTACAAGAGTCAGGAGGATAATCATAATGAGGAGAGTTTGACTTATAATTATACTCAATCCTGCTACTTGGATTCTGTCTTGGAGTATGGTGAGCATACTGTGATGACAACTGCCTCTGACAACATTAGTGACTTGGAAGCCTTTTACCGAGCGAGGACTAATAAGGATTTCCAAGACAATATGGATATCTCATACTCAATTCAAGTTGCAGGTTATACTGGAACAGAACTAATGGATTATGTGAAGACATTGATGAGCAATGACTATCTGAATTCTATCAAGAGAGTTAACAGTATTGAGATTACTGGAAATGTTGAACAAAGACCGATGATTAAAACAACATTAGGTTTAGGTGCTATCGACAGAGCAATGGCTTTGAGCAAAAAACTACAAGATGACAGAAAACAAGCAAGAACAGAAAAAGCCGAAGTGGTCGGTGGAATCGGTTATGTTGATACAAGCAAATTATTCGAGTGATAAGTATGGTTAATAATAAGGTTGCAAATGATATTGCAGGATTACAAGCTTCTAGGTTGAATAATGTTATTGATCCTAATCCTCAATATACTGACACTAGTTTTAGTAAGGAGGTTACTGAACTTTTCGACCCATCCTGCTTGGCTTACTTGGATAGTGAGGATAGGTTGTGTGTTGATAGTGTGACTGTTTCCTCTGAAATTATTTTCAATTATCCTTTTACCGAGTTGATGGAAAAGGGTGTTGAGGAGATTCGGATTCAGTTTACTGTTGAGGGTGAGGGTAGTCCAGTTTTTGCAGGATTTGGTCTTGGCAGTAGTACTGTTAAGGATTTCAAATCCTACGAAATTGTGATAAATGATACAGTTAATGTAGATGAAACCATATCAACTTTAAGTTTCAGTAAGGAAGATGTAGCATATTATATGAAGACTGGATTATTCAGGCTTTATCTTGTATTCTTGCAAGGAAATAGTGTCTGTAATGTGAAATTATCGAATGTTATTGTGACTTTCACATATACGAATAATATTGTTAATGAGGTTAAGGTTATTGAGAATAGGTTGGAGGCTTTGGGGGTTCTTGATAGTAGTGGTGATAGTGTTAATTTGGATGGTTATGGTATTGATTTTGATTTAGTTTTTAGTGGTGTAAGTGGGAGAGATGATAGTTTGACTTTTAGTATAGATTTGGTAAAGGAGTGAATAGTTTATGGCTGATAAGACAATAACAGGAATAGTGACTTGGTTGAAAGGATGGTTTTATGATAAGGATGAGATAACTACAAAGGAGAATGCTTTGCAGACACAGATTAATAACAAGGCTTCTCAAAGTGACTTGAATACTCTGTCTTCTACTGTGAGTGGTAAGGCAGATAGTGTGCATACTCATAGCAGTACTGATGTAGTGGAGAGTAGTGCATTATCTAATATTGGTACAAGTGCTAATGCTACTCAATCTGCGATAAATTCAAAACTGGATACTATTGTGGGTAACTTGACTGGTGCAGATATTATCAAGGTAGTTACTGCATTGCCAACTGCATCTGCATCTACTATGAATGCATTGTACTTGCTTTCAAGCAATAGTCAATATGATATTTATATTACAATTGAAAATAGTGGATCATACAGTTGGGAGAAGTTGGATGATGATGTGTTATCTGATTTGAGTATTGCTTGGGGTGATATTACTGGGAAACCATCAAGTTTCACACCAACAAGTCATAGTAGCTCTGCAACCACTTATGGTGTTGGTAGTGCTAGTAACTATGGACATAATAAAGTAATTGACAATCTCAATCAATCTACAAATCAGAATGGTTACTCATTGTCTGCTCATCAAGGTTATGTTCTGAATCAGAACAAGGCAGAGAAATCACAAGTGATTGACTGGGATACTTTGACTCTTGTTCCCAAGGCAACTGATGAAACTGGTGCGATAACATTTGATTATCTTGAGTAGGTGATTAAGTTGTCTGACAAGACAATAACTGGTGTAGTTACTTGGCTTCGGAACTGGTTTTATACTAAATCAGAAGTGGATAGTTTAGTAACTACTGGTGGAACAATCAGTATAGAAGACACCGACCTTTTCGATGTACTGCAATGTGTAATTGATAATTTCGATGATTTTAACACAGAGTACTTATTCTACGATGCTTGTGATAGTGCAACAACATTGAGCAACTATGAAAGTTCAATCCCATTAAGAAACAGTGGCAGTTCTGCAATGACACAAAATGGCACAAAGCATCAATTGACAATCACAAAGCAGGGGCAATCATTTATAGAAATCCCCGCACTTGAAGGAGTTACAGACAGTTTCAAAATGATTATTCATTCACAAAGCAGTAACCATTGTGGAATTGGACTCTGTTTGTACATTGATGAAAACAACTGGTATACAATCGGAGACACATCAGAGAAAATTTGGACATACCAAAAAGTCAATGGGACTTTCAGTTACACAGAAGGAAGTGCCACACCTAGCTATATTGGTGCAGCTTTAGTACAAGAATGTATCTATGACTCACAGACACACAAGATGACCTTGAACAGATATGACTCAAATATGGTCTTCATTCAAAGCAAAGAGTTATCTGTTCCTTCAACAATAACCAATCCGCATTGGGGTGTTGCAACAGACTGGTATAAAAATGCGTATGTCTTGCTTGAAAAAATCGAAGTAGAAAGTTTATAATCGTGTTACGAGGGTATTCCTTATCCTAAAAAAAGGGTGGTGAAAAAATTACAACTATAAAAACAAAAAATATAATCAATGAAGCAAAAGAAATCAAAAAATATATAGAAAAAGGGTGATGAGGTTATAAAAATGGTTGATGAAACAATATCTGAAAAATGTGAAACTTTATATAATAAATTGAACAGTTTTGTGGCTAGTGTGATTAGCAGAGATGTCACACCGAAGATTAGTAACTTGAATACAGAGGTTTGGGGAAGTGATACTCAAACTGGGAATAGTCGAATTGATACTTTGAATACTAATTTCAATAATCTTGATAGTAGTATTACTAGTATGGAGTCTGATATTAACAATGTTGAGTCTGATGTTAGTAACTTGCAAACTAGTGTGAATTCGCTAAACACCATCTACGAAGCAAGTGGAACATTTGTCACAAACACTTGCTTCAGTTATCGTACAAATCTTGGCAATTTTCGTAGAGTAGGTAATGTTGTGCAATTTGAAATGGGTGACAATGTCAAAGCAACAAACACAACTACAAGAGGTGCAACCTACACTTACTTGACTATCCCTGATGGTTTCAAACCAGTACAGAGTATGTATATGCAGAATATGTACTGGTTGAATAATGAGAAAGAGCATCAAATCACTTTCATAGCACAACCAAATGGACAGTTAAATGCAAGAGTATGGTGGATTCAATCTACCACTCAAGATGTCGGTCTAATGATTGGAGCGACTTGGATAACAAATGACACTACTCCAAGCCAGTAACTTAAAGGAACAAGGAAACTATGACAAAAGCAAACCCCAACCCATACCCATTCATATACACAAACCAATGTGTCTACTGTTACAACGAGGGCAGACCACAATGCCACCTAGAAGAAACAGAAAACAACAAATGCAAAAACTACACAACACAACCCCCAAAAGAGGTGAAATAATATGACAAAATTCAACATCACAAACATCAAAAACGAGGGAAAAGAAATAAGAGCATTCATCAAAAAAAACAAATACTACCCACGATATGCCACCATAAAAGACACCAATGGAAAAGAACACAAACTAAAACCTAGCCAGTACAATGGATTATTCGAGTCCACAAATATTTACTGGATCAAGAATGGAAGACTACCAAACTATGTCACATTGAACACTACTGCCAACAATCCACTAGTAATGGATTATCAGAATAATAAGTACACTTGTTGCCCCACCTCACTATCTATGGCTATTCAAATGCTCTATGGATTCAAATCCGAGAACGAGTGCAAACGAGCTTGTCAGACAGTAGAAAGAGATAACATTGGAACAAGCCCTGCCAAATTAGTAGCAGGTGCTAAATCATTAGGTTACTCCTGCACCCCAATAAGCAGGAAATTCAGTAGTGTAACTGCAAGTCTGCAATCCTGCAAACCAGTAATAGCACATTGCCAAACAAGAGGCTTAAGATTCACCGATGGAACTGGATACCAAGGCGATTATGGGCATTATATCCTAGTTTGGGGAACAAAAGGAGGCAACCAGTACAAGGTAGCCGACCCAAGCCGAGGACTCAAAACAATCAATGCCAAAGTCCTTAATAGTGCTACTGGTGGCAGAGATATCAAATACTATTCAATCGGAGTATTATAATCATACTCCCCAATTTCTCTTTTTTTATACTATATACAGATTCTGTAAATCAACCCACTCTTTTTACCACATTACTATATACAGAATCCATACTTTTAAATACTCACAACCATATATAGTCTACTATACACTACTACACATCACTAGTGTATGATGACACAATTAACTATATATACAAGTTGCCACAGATAATATAGTAGGAAAGTGAGTTATATGACACAAGCAAAAACCAACCTTGAAATCATAAATGAATTTTGTGAGAAGAAACAACATTCCTCTCACACTAGAACAGTATACAAAACAACTTTAATGAAATATGCACAGTTTAATAATATGAGTCTTTGCGACCTCATAAAAGAAGCTGAAGCCGAAGAGGACAAAGGCATCAGATGGAAAAGATGCAATTTACTCAACAGACTTGAAAGTTTCAGAGCTTACTTGGTAAAGAATTTTTCAGAAAATACTGCCAAGCAAGACCTCTCACGAGTTAAGACTTTTTATAAAAGTTTTCGTATAGAGATTGGAGAATTAGATTATCTCTCCGACAAGGTTTACAATAAAAAACCAACCTTGGAATTTGAAGAGATAATCGACAAGGACACTATCAGAAGAACCCTTGAATTATGCACTCCAGTATTGAAAAGTCTGATCCTATTCCAAACTTCTTCAGGTAGTGCCAAGGCAGAAGCCCTGAACCTAACCATTCAAGACTTCATAGATTCAGTAAGCAGTTACACAGATGCTACTGAATTAAAACAAGTCCTAAATGATTTAAATGGGAAATGTGTAATTCCAAAGTTTAAAATTAAGAGGCAAAAAATTAACGAGTACTACTACACATTCTGTAGTCCTGAATGTACTCAACAAATCGTTGACTACTTGAAGATGAGAAGAGTCAGAAGTTTAGATGAGCCTCTCTTCAAGATAAGTGATGTCTACTACAAGCAGATGTTGATAAATCTCAACAACGAGCTTGGACTAGGAAAATGCTCCGATGGTTTCAACAAATTAAGAAGCCACCAATTAAGGAAGTACTTTGCAACCACAATGATGAATGGAAAAGGCTGCAAATTATCAATGACAGATATTGACTTCCTGGAGGGCAGGGCATCAAAAGGCAGTAGGAAATCCTATTTCTTCCAGGACTCTGAACGATTACGAGTCAAATATGCAGAAAGTATGAACGCTATCTGCATTAATAAACAGTATGAAGTTGATGTTGTCTTGGATCAACTTGAAATCGTTGAAGTTGGTTCTCAAACCTACGAACAACGAAAGGTCAAGGAACAAGCAGAGCGAATAGCAATGCTTGAATCAAGGTTGAGCGAAAGAAACATCTTAATTGAGGATATCGACAAAATTGTCGACCTCATTGATGCAATGGGAACTTTTTAATCTTCAATTTCCCATTATAACTTTTTTTAACAATTTTCAAATGGGGTCACCTCTTGTTGAGTAAATCGACCCTTTTGTTGCAAATTTCGAGCAAATGTTGAGTAAATTAGGGTAAATGTTGAGTAAATCATCCATTTTGTAACACCCAAAAAAGCCAAACTGAACCCCTTATCGAAAAAGAAGACACGAGAAGTCTTAAACCCATTTTTTCCCTCTCAAAACACACACCCCTACTTTTTTTCTAATCATTAGTAAATTATAAAACAATCCACTAATGAATATTATATGATATATATTATATTTTTCCTTATATATAAACTAACACTATAATATATTCAATCCCAAAATTGAACAAGATAACAAAATAGGAAACCAAAACTTGAACACGAAAAAATAAATCACCAGTATTTTATTTTCACGAGTCGACAAAGTAATAATCAACAAAATAATATCTTGAACAAATCCCTAAAACAAGCTCTAAACAAGGAATGGATAAGTATAAATAGGTTATCAAACAAAAAGAAGATTACAAAAATTTTGACACTAAAAGGATGGATCATCCAAATAGTGTCAAATAATTTCACACAAAAACGAAGTGAGAAAAACCAAAACAAAAAAATAGACTTTTGAGATGAGGTGTCATATTCTTTATTATATGATTTCTCACAAACTATAATATATCATTATATTATATTTAAACTTTTTTCTCATTTTCATATTCCAGTAAGCCTCTCTTCAGCAGGATTTCGCAGAAGTCTTGAAGATTCATATCATTCTGTATGGCTTCAGTATGTATTTGTTTTTTCAATTCCTTGCGAACTCTGATCCGGATGAAGCTTACTGGTTCATCGTTTGCAATTGGCATTATGTATCAATCCTCCTATATATTATTATTTGTGTCTTCTTATTTAAGTTTATATTTGTGTCATATACTCATAAATTATATGTGTCATAAAACACAAAGTTTATATATTATGAAGTACAACATTAAATTGAAGATGATTACCACAATGACACAAATAATTAGTGGAATTTTTCGGAATGGGAGATGATTGTGTCTTTTGTGGTGGTTGTCTTGAATTTGAGATGAGGTGTAGTAGAATGAGGATTGAAGCTATTGATAATCAAGTGTACTATTGCTATACTGCCGAGGAGCAGGAACAATTGAACACTATTATCAATAGTATTAAATCTTTACAAAAACGAGGTGAGAAAAGTGAGGGAAATGAAGAAAATTAAATTACCATTAACCGAGAAAGCATTCCTGCAATGGTTAAATGGGTTAATCATATTAATAATAGGTTTTATCATAGTGATGGTTCTTACCACTCCAACTGGGTGGGTATGAGTTTTATCGGATCATATTATCAAAGTTTGGAGGAGTTTAATGGTTTTCTATATTTTCCCATTAACTCCCCCAATCCTCCAAAATGTTTACCATAGTAATACCTAATATGTTATTTGGGGGGAGGGGTTTTCTAACATCTTTTTACTCTCCCCCACACTACCATTTTAACTGGGATGGAGAATTCAGGTTTCGGTTTAAATCCGAACCATCCCTCTATATAAAATCTTCAAATGTCTTTGGCATTTTTTATCGGATAAGCACGAACTATATTGCTTATCCACCTCCTATCAAGGGAGTGGCTATTGTAGGCTTTCCCTTGACTAGTACAAAGGTTAGAAATTTTGAAAAAATAAAGGAAAAATTGAATAAAACTGGAGGGGCTAGGGTTTAAGGGGATTATCCCTTACCCCTCTTGATTATTCAAGTATTTGTTTTTCATTCTGACTGGGTAATATGTTATACATTAGTCCAAAAAACCCTTTACAATATGTTATGAAATTCGGTATTGAATATTTGATTATTTGGCTAGTGTATTTCTGTAGAATTTTTCAATTTATTTAGTTAATAACTCAAAAAGGAATAAATTTTCAATAATAGATTATCCTGCTACTGTACTTTGGTGCTATTCTCTTCGATGAGGGTGGCAGGAATTAGGTAAATCGATGATGAACACGAAGTAGATTTCCAGGGGGCTTTCACACCATTTCATTTAAATCACTTCGTTTAAGCTAGTTTCAGTTGGTTTTATAGTCAGTACATATATTTTCCTTTCTTATAATATCTTCAGGGATCATCATTTACCTTTTTGCCCCTTGGGAGTTTACTTATAAGCCTTGCCATAGTGGAAATGGGATTTTGGTGTTTGTTCCTAGGGTTTTTCACACCCCTATAAACACACACCCTTTTATCACCCCCTTACTTCCCCTAGGAATGAACATATCCCCATAGGTGGTGCAAGTCCATCTCAAGGCAATCGCTCAAAGGAAAAATTGTTTAAGAGGATTGGCTACGATGTTTCAGCTACATCCCTTAATGATTACTTTCTGAAGTGAGCAAAAAATAATTAGAGATGAGGTGTATATGAATGGTAAAGACAACCGATTCAAATAGTGGATCATCAGTTGCTATGACTGATGAAAGTAACTTCTTGAAGAGTATTGATGCTTTTCAGAAGAAAGGTGTTGAATGTGGAACTGTGAAAGTGACAGGAATGTACCCTGACAGATTCCACGATAACAAGAGTAGTATCGGAATTGAATTAAGCATCATTTCCGATATGAAGAAATGTAGGGCAGTAGTCAAGGATGGCGAGGGTAAGCCAGTTATGACTACTAACGATGTCGGTGATAAGATTAAGAAAATTGAAATCATCGAGAACCCTAAATCTGTTTTTATCTTTCCAAAAGTAATTTCCAAGGGATCTTACAAGATTAGTGGTAAGGAATTTGAATTGGAAGAAGGAGAATGTCTCATAGGCAACCAAAGTAAATGGTTTAGCCTCTTCAATGAGGCATTCAAAAGCATCGGCGATGTAAGTGATGACAACACTTCTAACTTGATTTGTACCATTGATGAAATCCAAGATGCTTTCGCAGGGTACGAATTCAAGTTAACTGTTGAAGAGAAGAAAACCAGTTTCGGTAACAGTTACTTAAAACCTATCATCGAAACTATTGACTAGGAGTTAATGGAAATGGAATGGGTAAAAATCGGTAGCAATACCTCTCTTTCCATCGAGTACAATAACTCCGATAAGTACAATCTTATTTTAAAAAGGGGTAACAACACCCCTATTATCCTTTTGACAAGCAAGAAGAGTGTAACCGAACTACCGAAAAGTAGTGAGCTATACTCCACTCTTGATAATTATCTTAACCCCTCCAACAAAAGGCATTTAAGATTCATTCAGAATCAGGAAGTTGTTGGTTCTTTGGATCAGATGCCATCTGATTCTGAAAGGGAGCAGTTTGTTTCCGATTATAAAGGATGGGTTGTGACTCAACTTGAAACACTTCGCAGTAAGGTGATGGAGTCCAGTAAGGAACAAGTGTTACTGGATAAGGATGCTCAAATCCAAGAACATCTGATTGCCGAAAAGCAGAGGATGGATGAGAAGTATCTTCCATTATTCCAAGAATTCAATGAGAGATGCAATGAGTATAACTTCACACCTCTACAGTTTATCGCTCAAGTGGTACACGGCTTGGGTGTTGGACTCAATATTGAGGTTCTCCGAGCTTTCATTGGTTTCTTACAAACTTATCTTGGATACAAAGGTACTAATGTTATCGCTGTTGGAAGCCAAGCAAGTGGTAAGAGTCACATCTTGGATTCTGCTCTTCGGTTTATCCCTGAAGAGCGAGTAGTGAAAGGGTCTATGACTCCTGCCTATTTCTTCAAGAAATATAACAGAATGGATTTAACTGGATATATTTTCTATATCGGTGACCTTGGAGGAGATAACTCCAACGAGGACACCTTGAGGATGAGGGATATGCTCAAGGAATTATCCACAGATGGTTACATCAGCCGAGGTCTTATTGATAAGGATACTAATTCTCAAACAGAGGAATTCGTTACTGGTTATCCTGCTTTGGCATATACCACAGTACACGAGAGTTATATTAATGACCAAGAGAAATCAAGGTCTATTGTCATAACTCCACCAAGCATTGATAGTTACCAGTTGGCTATCTTTAAGGATGCTCAAAAGAATGCAGGAGTATTCAAGCCAGTAATCGAAAGGATTAAACGAGATTGCCTTTTGGTTCAAGCATATTGTTATCACCTCAAAGAAGAGGGAGATACCAAGAACATAGATATACTCAATACCTACTTTATGCAGGTAATTGAGAAGTTGAAGTCTAATGAGGATTTCAATCGTAAACTTGATGAGTTTAACAGTATCTTGAAGATTTGTTGTATATTAAACAATTGCTATATGACATCTCATAATTACTACGAGAATGAGAGTAGTCTTATCCTTGCTAGTAAGCAAGATGTCATAAATGCTTTAGCGATTTACGATAACAATACATTACTTCCAACAGATTTGGTTCTGATCCGAGGACTGTTATCAAAATACAAGACATTTGATATGCTTGATGATACATTGGATTCCGATGACCCTACCTATTTCGAGGATAATGTGAGGAAACACTTGAGGAATCACGATAATCCTGATTGGGATAGTGATATGTATAAGGAGTATTTCTTTACAGCGAGGACTATCAGGAATAAGTGGAATCGGCAGAGATGGTATAGGAAGTCAAAAGAGAACTTGGAACTCAAGCTTAAGAGATTATATGAACAAGGGTTATTGATTCAAATCGATTATGACAATCGTGATCCAGTATATGCTCTGAATAAGGGCATTGATTTGATTATCGAGGCTACTGACCTTAACTGGAAAAAGAAAGAGTTAGTGGAGAAGTCCAACAAGGTTAATATCCTCAAATATCCAAGTGTCAAGGATGAGTATATGGCTTTCTTCGAGAAAGATATTCAAACCAACATCAAAGATAACAACTTTGGTCTTGAAGATGATTTGATTTATCACTCCATTTGGGATGACCCAATCTATATGGAGGAAACCGAAACAATCGAAAAAGAAGTTTCCTTTGAGGAAATTGAAGAACCAGTTAAGGAAGTTGAAGAGAAATCTGAAAACCTTGATTTAAAGGAACTTATCTTCAATATAATCAAGGAGAATGACTTCAAGACTTTGGAGGAAATCAAGGGAATAGTTAGTAAGAATCATATGAGTTTCAATGAAGAGGCTGAAGTACTAGAATTCGAGAGAGAATTCAATAAGAACTTCAGAGAACTTAAAAAGGAAAAACGAGTAATGGTTAATGCTATCGGTGTTGTTGGGGTGGTTGAATGAACATCTACCAATTATTATTTCGTAGGAATCAACACTACCTCACTATCAGGAGCAGAGATGGAAGACCTGCTCAAAGATACAAAGTACCTAACCACAGATTCCTGAAAAAAGCTTGGAGTAGACAGAACCCTGATGAGGATTTATATATTACAAAGTATCCTAAAGATGGAGTTATTTCAACTATCATCTTGGATTTCGATTCCGAGAATAATATTGAAAAAGCCTACGAAGACTGCTACAAGATATACAAATATCTTCAAACCAAAGGCACAAACTCTGTCATAGTATCTTCAGGGAACAAGGGCTACCACTTATATATCCAAATACCTGCCACCAACTTCAAACTTGTTGGCGATATTGAAGTTTCTGATCCAAACTTGTTGTATGATATTTTCGTTCAAGATTTTATCAACAATGTGCATTGGAATTTTGAAACCTTGGATATGGTGAATCATCAAGCAGGATTAAAGGGCAATATCCGACTAATCAATTCATTCCACCCTAAAACCAAGAAACCCTGCAAAGCAGTACTTGGAGAATGGATTGAAGAGGATAATGAAGACTACTACTATCAAGCATTGAAGTACAAGGATATTATCTTCAAGAATGCTTACAAGAAGTATATGAAACAAGAAAGGGAGAAAATCGAAAAAAGAATGAATCGTATTAAAGAGCATCAGAGCAGGAAATTCCTAGATAGTGATTATAATCCACTTGATGAATCCTGCAAAGATGTTATGCAAAACATATTCAATTTGGATAAGGTGACAAATAAGGCTAGTGGAATGTGGTGTTGTTGCCCATTTCACAATGACAGCAATCCGAGTATGGTAGTTACTGATGACTACTTTTACTGCAAGGGTTGTGGAAAGAAAGGAAATGTGTGGACTTTAATCAAGGAGGGTTATTATAACCCTACTGGAATTGATAATAGTTGTGTAAAGGTGGGAAAATGATTGAACCTTGTGTAGAAGCTTGTTTAGGAGTGGACTGCGATTTCTTCAAGGAAAGTATGGAGAATCGTTGTTCAATAAGGAAACAACTAATTGAAAAGGAAAATAAAAAGTGTGCAGATGCAGAACCGAGAGAAGATATTAAGGAAATACTGGCAACTGATAAATGGTTGCGAGAACTTGACAATCAAACATTCGGATTTGCAATAAGTAATGAAGTGATTGAAGAGGAAGTTGTCCGAGTTGGTAAACAATGATAAGACAAGAAAAAAGTAAATTTATTAAAACAATGGAAGAGTTAACAAGACAAGGAATCAAGGGTGAAGAGTTGGATAAGGAATTAGCAATCCGATTCTGTAACATATACCCATATAGTTTGGTATTCAAGAAAGTAGAGGAGGAATAGAGTGTGTTAAATGATTTGGTTAATGTGTTGATTAATGAGTCAATTGACAAAGAACATAGTGAAAAGTTAGCAGAGGTATTTTTTAAGGAACTGGATGACAGTTTCAAGATGCCTACTGTGGGTTATGCTATTTTCATCATCCTTGCAAAAACCTACGATATGTTAGAGGCACAAGATGAGAAGAGTGCATTATTTTTTAAGGGATTGATGATGGATTGTGTTAAAAGTTTAGGTGAGATGAATGAGTAACCTTATTGATGAGGAGAGGGTGAGGGTTTTTCTCCTCTCCCTTACCGAAAAACAAGAAGATTATTTACTAGAGAAACAAGCTCTAGAAACTGAAAAAGCAGAACTGATCCTCAATACTAACTGGGATGAGTTAAATAAGGATAGGAAAGAAAAAGGCTTATCTAAAATCAGTAATGAGAGCAGTAGACAGGCTTATATTAGTCTGCAGTTGGCTGATAACATTGCCAAGTTCAATGAAGTTAAACTGGAGTACGATAATGCTAAAAGGTACTACAAGTACTTAATAGCAAGTATGAGAATGGAGGAGTAATAGTATGGCTACTTGTCCAAGAGAAGCGACACTATCCAGTTTAACAAGGACTGTTGAGGCTATAAAGAAAGCCCAATCCACAGTACCTGCAAACAGCCAAGATTGGAAAGTACTAGAATCCAAAAGGCAGGAGTACCTCCAAGAGATTCAAAAAATTAATAAGGATATTATGGGGTATTAAAATGACTAGAGCAACAGAATATCGGTTAATGGTGCAGAAGAACAAGGAAGTAAAAGAACACTACTCTGCACTATTACAAGAGTACCTGAAGAAAGAGGGAAAAAATTATACGGACACTTACTTCAATTTCAATGCCGACAAATTAACCCTACGATGGCTTGGCAAGATGGAATTGAATGACCTCCAATTCCTTATGAAAATCTTCGGAGATATCGAATCCTTACAACCAGCACACGAATATATTGTGATAGTTTTTAGGGATGATGACAAATGATTCTTTGTGACCATAGCTTGAGGAAGTTTGCAATCGAGTACACAGAGGGGGTTGACTTTGGTAATATTCAACCTAACTCCATTGATTTAACCTTGGATGGGAAGAGAGGGTGCATAACCCCTCCTCTTCTTTCCCATCAACGATGTGATAAGTTTGAGGAATTAATTGTTCCACCCCAAGAGTTAGTATTAGTTTCCACTAGTGAGTGGATTGATGTTCCTAACAATGTATGTTGTAGAGTCGAGGGAAAATCAAGTTTAGGCAGAATTGGATTACTAACTCACATTACTGCAGGATTCATTGATTCAGGTTTCAAGGGTAATATTACTCTTGAACTTTACAATGTAGGGAAGTATCCTATTGTGTTGCATAATGGGTGTAAGATAGCCCAGTTAGTAGTTGAAAAATTAGATGATACAGTAGAGAACCTCTACGATGGCAATTACCTTGGTCAAGACAAGGTAACACCAAGCATCCACGAACAAAACTTTGATGGATCAAGTTATGAGGTGTGGTAAATATTCCATTCTATCATCAACAATTTGCATTGATGAGGATTAGCAGACAAGGGCAAGAGTACTATTATACTTTCGCTATCAAGAGTCTGATCCATTATCAATTCCTTATAGGGGTTAATAAAAAGGATAAGGCTTATTGTCTGCTCAATCCCAATTTTGATACCTTGGAAGTTAAGGATATAAGTAGGGATGAGGCTGTTAAAGGACAGTATGACTGGAATACTTTCAATTCAAGATTCTGCAAGGCAAATAATAGAAGTGGTTTTATCTTCAGATTCAAGCTTGATGAGAAGATTAAATTTAAGAATAGTGTAGCCTTGGAGAATCCTATGAAACAAGGATTAAGAGTAGCCTCAAGGGATGAGGCGAAACGATTGGAAAAGGAAATTGTTAGAACACTAGCAACTAGGAAAATGAAAGACCCATACCTCAACTTATTACTGATTGAGGCGAATGGGTTGTTAATGACCTACACAAGGATGTGTAAAAATGGTGAAATTGAAGAAATTATTTAAACAAGCATTAAAAGACAATCCCACAACTTGGAAACCATTATCCTACAAGGAAAGACAAAAAAGGATAAGAGATGGTGGAGGGATTGGATACCTTAAAGAAATGGCAAAGAGGGGTGAACCCCTCAAAAAGAGTGTATCCCATTTCGGTGTGAGAGTTGAAGATGTGAATGCCTACCTCAAAAAAAATGGGGTAACATACAGAGAACTCAAGAAAGAACTCTATGAGCCACCCAAGACTGGCAGACAGAAAATCATCGAGAGTGGGGGTATCGAACAATTACGAGTATATGCCCAACGAGGCTATACTCAAGGCAAAGTAGCAGGAATATATGGTTTGAAGAGCAGTTCAGCCATATCCAACTTCGTAAGAAGAGAGGGCTACACTTGGGAGGAACTGCAGAATGTATGTGAGTGATATCACTATTGAAACAGAAGAGCCATTTGTCAAAGTGGCTTTCTGTGATTGCAAATGGGAGAAGCTCAAAAGCATATTACTTGGATTGGAGTGGAGTAAGAATTATTATCTTGTTTTATCACGATTCTACTCAATCCGATATGATAAGGATAGTGAGAGAGGAACTAATTTTGATTATGAGTATTTATGCAATTGTTATGGTACAAGGCAATTATTTACTGTGGATCATCTTGATGAGAAGATAAAGAATGGTTTGTACTTGTGTCAGGGATTGCTTGTTTTTTGTAGAAAGGAGTAAATTATAATGAGTATTGAGGATAACAAATGGTCAGAGGAGTTATTGGATGACCATTTCGGTGAGATGAGAATACTCTTGACCGAAACTTGTGAAAATTTTGTGAAGACTGATTGGTTTGAGAAATACAGAAAATTGGCTACTGATAATGTTCAATCATTTGAGATTATGGAAGATGAGGTTCAAAGACTACACAAGTGTATCTTGTTGCACGATGCACTTGTTAGGATACCATCCGAGGAATTATTAGAGTTGATTGAGAAACACGATATAGAATATGAGGAGTGAGTAAGTATGAGTGATGAGAATAATGACCATCCTTGTTTTGAATGTGCTAGAAAAGGTGAGGGAGGTGCGACTTATGATTTCCCCCACCCTGCAGTAAAATGCATCGTTGATAATCACAGAAGCTTGGATATCCTAGGTGATTTAAAAACTTGTCTTGATGGATTATACAAAGAATGCCCAAAGAACAAGGAGGAAAGTGACATTGACAGAGGATATGATGATGGGTGAGAGGGATCTTGAAGCCGAACTTCAGGAGAAAGATGAGATTATTATGAGTCTTCGCCTCAACGAACACTTACTCAAGGACAAGGTTGAAATCTCTAGGAGGAATATGAGTAAGCAGTTGGAGAGGATAACTGCTCTTGAAAAAGAGAATGAGAAGTTGTCAAAGCAGTTGGAGGATTGTAAGGATTATAATGCAATATTGTATAGGAATTGTATGCAAAAGGATAAGAGGTGGTTGAAGAGGGTTGAAAAGTTGGATGAGGAACTTGAGGAGTACATTAAGGAAAATGCAAGGTTAAGGGAGATGCATATTAATGATTGAAATTTTCTTTTTATGTGTTAGTAGTTTTACACTAGGATTTTTTCTTATGGATACTATATGGATTTACAAGATTCATAAATGGATAAAAGAGAATGAAATTGAGGTAGTTGAGAAATGATTTCATTATTCAGCATAGCAGTTATAATCATACTGTTTTTCCTTGTACTGTTCCTAGTGAGCTTGAAATAGTTATGAGGGAGTAGTATGAGGATTGATAAGATTAATGGCAAGTTATGGGATAATTATCTCATAACTTGCAACCAAATGAGGGATGGTATGAGGATTGATAAGGTAAGTGGTCGGTTATGGGAATGGTACATAGTGACTTGCAATCATTGTGGAGCGAAGATTAAGAAACCAGTATGGTGGTTGAAGCTATTATTCATCTTCAAGAGTAAACTATACTTCACTTGCAATGAGTGTCACAGTACAAGTTGCTACATCAACTTTTTCCGACTGATCCACGATACAACCGATGAGCAGGAGAAATTAATGAATAAATATCCCAAATGGGATAAGAGGATAAGATGAGAGTTTGGATTGACACGAGAGAAAAACAGAGGGGTGTCAGGGCAAAGAAGTTTTACAAGCAACATAACTTCAAGGTTGAGGTCAAGCACCTTGATGTGGCAGATTATGTCTTTGATGGTAAGGTTGCATTTGAGTATAAGACTGTGGCTGATTTTATGCATAGTTTGACTGATGAGAATAATTCCTTATTCGAGGAAGTTGCTAATCAAGGTTACGAGTATCGTAACAAGGGCAAGTATTCTTACATTGTGATAGTTGGTAAGCTTGTACCAACATTGAAAAGATTAAGCAAATACAGTAGAAGTAAGAATTATGTCGCAAATAGTATTGCCCAATATAATGGAGCGATACGAACCCTCCGAAAAATCACGAATGGGATAATCCTCTGCGATACCGAAGAGGAAGCCCTAGAAGAGATGTATCTTCAAGCAAGAAGTTGTCTGAAATTGAATAAGTATGGGGGTACTGGTAGAAGATTGAAGATTGACAGATTAACAGCAGTAGATGTACTATTAACAAGTGTGAAGAATATTGGCTTGAAAACCAGTAACAATATTGTCAAACAGTTAAAAATCAAGAATGTTCAAGACTTACTGGATTGTACAATAACTGACTTTGAGTCTGTTAACCGAGTCAATCTGAAGAAAGCAAGAGAGATTCATAAATTTTTGCATAAGGGAGAGAAACGATAAAATGGATTTGGAAACCAAATGTTTTATTCAGGATGTACAGATAGTAGAACTGCAGGAACAGTTAACTCAATGCAGAGCAGAGAATGACAGACTAAAATCAAAACTCAAAAGAGTTCAAGATGTGCTTAATGATAAGAGGGTTATTTATGAAGATTGAGTATATTGATAAGGAGGATGTCCTCAAAATACTGCGAGATAAGGTTAAGGAAACCAGTAGTGTTGCGATGAAGTGGCAATTAAATCACATCATTCGTAAAGTAAATGAAACACCCACTTTTTTATACGATAATAATCTTGTGTCATCTACACTAAAAGACACAGATTCCAGTAACAACACCACATTACCAAGTTACTATGGGGATACGATGGACTTGCTAACTGCTTGTGAAAAAGGACTAGTACCACGAGAAAAACTAATCCACTTCTGTGAATTGAACATCATCAAATATGTCTTAAGATACAAGCAAAAAGGGGGTTGTCAAGACTTGGAAAAAGCAAGAACATATCTTGAGAAGTTGATAACCTATGAAAATCACGAGAAGTAGCAGATTAATAGTAAATGAGAACAGCCTGACAATCACCATACCCACCGAATGCAAACGATGTCATAACCTCTTCTATCCCATCGTAAATAATCAAAAATACTGTAGCCCCCATTGTAGCCACCAAGCAAGACTAGAATGGAGGCAACAAAGACACAAAAAACTGAATGGAAAAAGGATTCCAAAGAAATGCGAGTACTGTGGAAAACGATTCATAAGTGATAGAAGTAATCGAAAATATTGCAGCCCTGAATGTTCAAGTAAAGCTCATCAGGATCAGAAAAATAAATGGTGGTTTGAGAATTATGAGGACAATCGATTACCCTTGGGAGAATCAAACTTATCAGAGCATCGGTATGAGGATTTCGAGCGAGAATTTTGGGCAGTCAGGAACGAGAAAAGAAGACTACTAGGCAGGAGATAAAAATTATGAAAGTGGAAGACCTGATAAAATCCCTAACAAACTATAATCCAAAAGCCGAAATCGGAATCTCAATAGATGGATACTACGAATCAGAATTATACATTTCCCATATCTGCAAAGACACAGATGGGAAAGAACTAACCCCACAAACCACCAAGCAAGTGTGGATAGAGGGAATGGATTTCTGCAAGGATTGTGAATTCCTATCAAGTGATTATTGTTTGGCTTATGGTTGCGATGTCGATGATGTAAACGAATGCTATCAATTCAAGGAGATAGAATAGGATGAGGGATGTGGAAGTAATCGGAGGAATCGGAGAAAAAAACAGTAACAATAATACTCAATGGAAATTCCAAAACCGAATATACAATCCCCAAGGATTAAGCCCAAGCCTAACCACACTAGGCAGAGGCTACCTAACAATAATAGAGAGAGAGAGAGAGAGCAATGGAAGAAATAAAGTACTTATCATTATTTAGTGGAATAGGAGGATTCGAGTATGGAATACAAAAAGCAAACACAAATTACAATTTCAAATGCATAGGATTTTCGGAGATAGATAAATATGCAACACAAATCTACAAAAAACACTATCCAAACCACCCTGAACTTGGGGATGTCACAAAAATCAACACCGAAGACTTACCTGACTTTGACCTCTTGGTTGGAGGATTCCCTTGTCAAGCATTTTCTATTGCAGGACAGAGAAGAGGGTTTGATGACTGCCGAGGAACATTATTCTTTGAAATCGCTAGGATTCTCAAAGACAAAAGACCCCGATATTTTCTACTTGAAAATGTTCGAGGTTTATTATCTCACAACAAGGGAGAAACTTTCCAGAGAATACTTGAAGTTCTCTCCGACTTGGGGTATAATGTTAAATGGCAGGTACTTAATAGCAAGGACTTCGGTGTTCCACAGAGGAGAGAGAGAGTGTTCATTAAAGGATATTTTGGAGAGGAATGTGGAGGAGAAGTATTACTTGTCGGAGGAGGCGAGTCGGAAGTTGATGTGGGATTAGGGAAGCCCAGTAGAGGATAAGATTTTTTGCTATAACCCTAAAAGGAAACAAGCACAAAAGGTTTACAGTATTGATGGAACTAGTGTTTGTTTAAGTAGTGGAGGGGGGGGGGGCAAGGGGGAAAAACTGGACTATATTTGGTGAAGAGAGAATGATAAATCGTGAACGAGTGGAAAAGTATTTCAAGCGAGTGGATAATGGATTGTATGTCACAATTGATAGAGAGAGAGCCTTTATGCATTGACTAGTCATACTCCACAAGTAGGATTCAGAAAACGATTAAGGAATTATGTACTGGAGATTGATGAATGAATTGGGAAAGAGTAGATAAATACTTCACAAGAGTCGGCAAGGATTGGTATGCCAGTTTAACAGAGAGAGAGAGAGTTTGTTATGCAGTAACAACACACATCGGCAGACAAAATAGTTTGGAGAAAAGAAGAGATACCTATGTTCTAGAGGTGAACGAAATGAAAGAAAAGGATGATGATTTTATTAAGCTCCGAGAAACCACAAGCAAGGGTTACAAGGAAACCTACCCTTACGATGGAGTAGAGTTAAGCAGGAAAGGGTGTACTGTCAGAAGAGGAGTTAGCCACAATGGAATGACTGGGGCTTTGAACACTAGCGATGGCAGTTGGGGAACAATAAGCCCTGATTATCGGATAAGGAAACTGACTCCAACAGAGTGTGAAAGGTTGCAAGGATTCCCTGATGGTTGGACAGAGTTTGGTGCAGATGGATCAAAGATAAGTGATACTCAAAGGTATAAGTGTTTAGGGAATGCAGTTACTACTAATGTTATTACTTGGATTGTAGATAATTGGGATTTTAAGGTGGATAGTGATGGAGAATGAATTTTCGATAAATAATAAAGCTTTGCATATTTATTGCCTATCTGATGCTCATTTAGGTAGTAATGTGTTTAATCGTGAGTACTGGGAGTATGCTTTATCTGTTTTTAAAAAGGATAAGCATAACAAGGTACTTTATCTTAATGGGGATTTACTTGAGGTATCAAGCAAATCTGTTGGGGATAGTGTTTTCAATCAAGAGATGGATGTCAATGAACAGATTAATCAGATGGTTGAATACCTAGAACCACACAAGCAATACATCAGAGGACTAACAAGTGGAAACCACGATAGTATGAGAACAAAGAAAGATTTTAACCTTGATACTGCCAAGGTTATTGCAGATATGTTGGATGTTCCATACAATAATAGTATTTATGATACCCTGCTAGTGAATGATAAGAAGTTGAGCATCTACCTTGCCCACGGTAAGGGTAGCAGTAAACTACAACATTTAGCATTAGGTAAGATACAAAGGGATATGAGCTTCATAGAGGCTGATATCAATTTTATGGGGCATTTGCATAGGTGTGGTAGTATTGAACAAGTCTACTATCAACCAAATAAGGGATACTATCGCCGACTCTTCTGCCTTACTGGTCACTTCTTACGATACGAGAACAGTTATGCAAGTAATATGCTACTCTCACCAAGCCCAGAGGCATTCTTACGAGTAGAAGTGGACAAGGATTTGAATAAGAATGTGACAATGTATGAATCTGACAAAATAGATTGGAGAGGTGAATGATTTATGGGTGAAACAATACTAGATTTACAAGACAAGATAACTGAACTGGAAAACACAATTAAAGAACTACAAGAAGAGGACAAAAGACTCTGCACAGTCATATCAAACATAAGCAAAGAAAGAGGACAACTACAAAAAACAGTACACAAACAATCAGAAATAATAGAACTCCAACAACAAATCATAGAGGTCTACCGAGAGTGAATAGAATTGCAACTAATTAAAGCAGTACTGGATGCAGTTATCACACAAGGGATAAAAGTCAGTAGCATAGATGATGTACCAATCAACATCTACCTGCTAGATGACACCATCTACCCCCTATCCTTTATCCTAGATGAAACCGATGACCTGCTCACAATAGCAGTAACCGACCCTGATGGATTTGAACGAGCCAAAATAATACCCAAAGAAAACCTATCCAGTATCGAAATAATCTACCAACAAGACCTAGAACCACCAACCGAAGACAATACCACAAATGAGGTGATGTACAATTAAAGCAGATGAACTATTAAAAATATTGCAAAACATTCCCAACCCACAAGACTACACCCTCATCCTCTTCAACGAAGCGAATGGTGACTACGAAGAAGTCATCAGCATAATAACCGACCACAAAGAGGGGATCATACATATCCAATAAAAAAGAGGGAATTATACAATGAAAATATCATTATATAAATTAGTACCAAAAATAAGTTCAAAACAAGAAGCTGGGAAGAGTCAGAATGGAAATAGGAACTGATAACATATGAAAAATGATAAACAAGGTGTTTATGCAAATATTGGCTCATCAAGTCATAGTAAAAGAGAAAGAACCACTAATGACTATTATGCAACAAGCCCACAAGCCATAACCCTCCTCCACAAACACCACCTACTAGACAAAAACACCCCATACTGGGAATGTGCAGTAGGGGAGGGGAATTTAAGCAAAGAATTGAAAAGATTAGGATACGATGTGGAACTAGAAACTGATTTATATGATTATGGATATCCTGAAGCTACTACTGGAATAGACTTCTTAAAATGCAAAAGAAAATTCGAGGGAAACATCATCACCAACCCACCATACAACCAGATCAATAAATGGATACCACACCAAAACCAATTAGCAACCCACAAATCCTACATCTTCGCAAGAATACAAACCATAGAAACCATCAAAAGATACGAGAACATCTTCAAAAAAGACCCACCAATACTAATATGCCCATTCGTGAAAAGGATAAAATGCTACCCAAATAATAAGGACACTATTAAAAGTAGTGCAATCTGTTATGCTTGGTTCATATGGGATAATCAGGTGGATAATAATGAAACTATTGTGAAGTGGCTGATATGACAAGAGTAAAACTAACATTCAATATCATATTCGATACTGATGCCAATGACTTGGATAATATGGGGGAGGAGTTAGCCATCTTCCTCCAAGAAACATTCCATAATGGCGAGGATACTTTGGGGGTTGAGTATGTGGAATCAGAAATAATCCCTTAATTTTTTCTCTTTTTTTTTCACAATTTACGAAACATTTATATAGTATGAAGTACTAACTAATATTAACTACTAATAAGTAGTACAAAATACTAAAACGAAGTGATTATTATGAGTAGTGAATATTTAGATAATGTTACAGAAAAGTTTGATGATGTTTTTGATTTTATGAAAGAAGTTATTGACAATGACACTTGTAGGTCTTTCGTTGCAGGAATCGACTATGTTATTGACTGGTGGATTCAACCTACTGATGAGAGCGTTTTTGATATGGACACTCTTGTTATTAAAGGTGAGGGTTTTACCAGTTACAGAGTTTACGATGGTTTTACTCACGATGGACTATGTTATGTTAGCATCGGATTAGCCGAGAATGGGATTTACCCATTAACTGTTGATGATGAGTATTGTAACGAACTGTTTGGAGATACATTTTAAATTAATAATAAATTAAAACGAAAATGGAAGTGAGAAAATGACAAAACTAACCAAAATCGATATTTATGCAAACCCATTAGAAGACCTTTTTAATGTCGGAGATGAGATCAGTACCACAACAAGCGAATTCCCATATAATAGCCTAACCCATCGCTTTGATAGTCAAGCAACCTATATGGGAACAGTACTGGCAAAATACGAGTATGGTGACTACTCCGAGTATGATCCTGACAAATGCAATAATGGGGGAAAATATGGGTACGATTACTACACTATCGTAGAGGTGCTAGAAAGGGAATACTGATTCCCTCAAACTTTTTCTTTTTTTATCAAGGAGGAAATATTGAATGAAAATTGACAATTGCGAAGCAACAAGAAATGACATAGTAACTATTCTTGGAAAAATAACCACTTTCAAAGGAGTATTTAGTACCAAAGAATGGTTATATGAATGCGAATTTGAAGATGGAACTCATCAAATCAGTTTCGAGAAAAAAAGCATCTTTGAACCTGATTTAAGAGATATGAGAGCATTATACAGTATGGTTGACTGGGAAAAATATACAGAGAACATCCCAAAATGTGAAAATGGAGCATATGACCTCTCCGAACACAACCGATATTTTAATTTCTATTTAAAGGATGAGAATGGAAACCCTGTCACCCACCCCCTAGGGATCAAGGTTGTTAAGGTAGATGACAATGAGAGATTAAGTGTTTACCTTTTTGATGATGTGTCCTATCATACTCCAGTTAATGATATTATTCATAGTTTCGATGAGGAAACCAAGCGAATTTTTTTGGACATCATTGATGAGTCAGAGGGTTACAGAATATGCAAGGAAGACTATCTCTATGTCGATGATGGAATCCATTATGTTAATGCAAGATTACGAGTATTATGTTATAAATAACCATCTATGACAGAATTAGAATACTAATTCCATCTAACCTTTCTTTTTTTTATTATGAGGATGATAATTATGGATACTGAAAAACTAATCAAAGTACTGCAAAACACAAAAGGAATCACACAAACTGATGAAACCCAAATAATAGACTGCACACAACGATTCAGAACCGAAAATGAATTACGAATCCAAGCCAACGAAATCACAATCTTCTTCGATGCAATAACCTATATTGAAATATTTGAAAACAGTATCGGATTCAGGACAGAAACAGAGGATGGAACACAAACCAATTACACAATATTCTATTTTAGTGATCTAGAGGAACTGGAAATAGAAATCAACAACCACTACCACTACTTCTGAAAAAACTGGAGGGAAAAATTTCCCAAAAACTATAAAACCATAAAAACAAAATAAATAATACCAAAGGAGGAAAAAACTTGACAACCATAGAAGTAAAAATCAAATTCAAAGAATACCAATTCTGCAGAGTCAAACCCACAACTGGAAACTCTGCAATAATCTACACAAACACAGACTGGATCAACCGAGAAGTCATAATAATCCCAATGAAACTAAACATAACCGACAGACTAATAGAAAAAAAGTATAACCCTGAAACAAAAGAATACGAACTCACAGTAGAAACAGATTTAATCCTCAAGAAAACCATCAAAGAGGGAAAAAACATCGGCAGAGCCTACCTCCCAACAGAACTCATAGGTTTGGATATGTTAATAATCCCAAAACCACAAATAGAAAACCTATACTAGAACCAAAAATGGATTCCCAAAAACTTATTTAATTTCTAAATAATAGATTTGAAAATGAGTTTCCGAAATCAGGAGGGATTCCCTAGAATCAGAACCCTTTCCCAGTTTCAGATTCTAAAACTGATTTCCGAAATCTGAATTAGTTTCCGAGAACTGGATTCTAATTTCAGTTTCAGATTCCAAAATCAATTTCCGAAAACTGGAAAAGTTTCCGAGAATCAGATTCAAAAATCGATTTCGGAAATAAAAATGAATCCCAAAATAACCAATACAAAATGGAGCTAATAATTATGTACCCACAATTAATCAAAAATTATGCAAAAACATTAATCAAAGACCTAGGCACAGAACACACAACCTACAACATCAAACCAACCGACATCAGCAATAACTACAACAACTACTATGTCATCAACATTACAATCCTAATTGAAAAACCATCAGAATTCGACCCTGAATCCACAACAATCCAACTACTCCATACACAATTAATGGATGAGATTAATATGCCAATCATCGTGGACAAGGAAGACCTCCGAACACTCTACACCACCCTTAAAGAAGAGGGGGCTAAAATCGGAAACAAGGAAGACATCCAAAAACTACTGGAATAAAACACTATTTTATCACAAGTTGCACTACATCAAAAGTGCAACAAACCCTTATTTTTCAACAACACTTTAATTATCCTGCATCTTCAATCAATATAACACTACTTTTACTACTGGAGTATAATAATCCACGAACCAACACCCCACTTAAACAACCCCCTCCCAAGAGCAGACACACACCACAAAACAACCATCAACATCGTGGACAAAAAAACACACCACCCCATACCACCATCGTGGACAAAAAAGAAAAAAATAACACCCATCGTGGAGGCAAAAACCATCATCACCCATCGTGCAAAAAAACAAATAACACCCATCGTGGCAGAGTCTTCGTGGAGGAGGTTTAAAAAAAACATATAAATAAATATTATAATTACTTTATAGCTATTTTAGGATCATCTGAAAATATATGCACCTGCAGGAATTCAGGAATTCAAGACCTGCTGGAATTCAGGAATTCAAGACCTGCTGGAATTCAGGAATTCAAGACCTGCAGGAATTCAGGAATTCAAGACCTGCTGGAATTCAGGAATTCAAGACCTGCTGGAATTCAGGAATTCAAGACCTGCTGGAATTCAGGAATTCAAGACCTGCAGGAATTCAGGAATTCAAGACCTGCTGGAATTCAGGAATTCAAGACCTGCAGGAATTCAGGAATTCAAGACCTGCAGGAATTCAGGAATTCAAGACCTGCTGGAATTCAGGAATTCAAGACCTGCAGGAATTCAGGAATTCAAGACCTGCAGGAATTCAGGAATTCAAGACCTGCAGGAATTCAGGAATTCAAGACCTGCAGGAATTCAGGAATTCAAGACCTGCAGGAATTCAGGAATTCAAGACCTGCAGGAA